TGGACATAGATGTTATTTACTTTTTCAACAACGACGTGTTCTATCATCGAGCACCTTGAATGAACTTCTCCCAGCCCATGTACTCTTTCAACTGCCACGTGCGATTGTTCAATTCCTTCATAACATTGGTGCAAAAACTTGCAGACTCTTCATGATAGGCTTTTTTGCGCTTGAGTTTGTTTAGATCATCATCGCCATCAAGATAGACAGCAATGTCAGACTTCAATGTGAAACGAAATGGCTCCCAACCAAGTTTATCTAATTCATCTTGGTCTAACTTGCCATTGTAATACATCCACTTGAGTTTCTTGAGTTTATCAAACTCTAATGCTGCACGACGAGCAGCAAGATTATGCAATGACAAATATTTGTTATACTTGTTATGCAACAATGGAATGCGCAAAATCTCTTTGCCAGGTTCCGTGGTATCGACTTCGGAATCCTTTTCCCATTGCTGCATTAGTTCTTCGAGCGGAGGTGTTTCTATTTTCATGCATCAATTATAAATCATTTCAAATCAAAAGACAAGTCAAAGCAAGAGTTGTCTTACAAGGATTGCACCAGTATAATCAGTATGTCTGGTTTGATCGGGGATCTCAAGAATAACTTCTAGATTCTTTCGTATTCATAGTAAGAGAATCTAAATGTTGCATCTGCTGTGACAATATTCTCTGCAGAGTCTTGGGAAGAAAATAGTATAGTTGAAAGCGTCGTTGGAAACAAGTCAACGAATTTGACTCTGAAATTTGGATTATTTTTGTTTGTATAGACTGAAAGAATTGCATCGCTATACTGCGGCTTAGATTTGTATTCTGCTCTGAATAATGGTGCGCGATCTAATCGTTTCAGATCCAAATACTCTTTGAATTCTGTTGGGAATGTGATTGCGCGAATCCAATCATGAATCTCAGTCCATGCTCGTAGATCTTCATCTACCAAGAAAGTGATATTGAATGTATCATACACGAGTTTTTCTCCAGGAACATATAGATCAACAAATGGTGTTGGTCTCTGGATTTCTGTAAGAGAAACTCCAGGAAAGTTTGCAGTTTGACAAAAGAATGTAGTTCCTGGTAAACGATCAAACGTCACTCTAAATTTTGTACTCTGCAATAAGTCTTTATTGCTAGGTGCTCGTGTTTGTGCTGTCATCTATAAGTTTCCGTAGATCTACAAGGTTTTCTTTCTCAATAAGATCAATGATGAAGTTTGTGAGTTCAATTTCTTTTCGAATAAAAAACATTTTCTTATTCAATTCATCTAATCTCTCAGAGTAATATCTCAGCTCCTGCTCTTTTTGTTTGCGCAGGTCTTTTAGATCAGATAAAAGAATAATCTTCGCCATACCAACTATTTAGGGAAATAAAAAAGGGGGAGTCTTTCGACCCCCCCTCAGTATTTTGCCTTATTGTTTTTATCAAGTCGGCAATAACTTTTCTAGCACATCAATTATTGGTTGATGTTTAGGACTTGGAACTTACGATAGTAGTAGTTCGTGCCGTCTGCTAGAGCGCCTGTACCTGCGCCAGTTGCGAATGGGTTTGCAACGAGACCGTAACGAGTCTTGAAGCCAACTTTTGGTTGGTAAGTCGTTGGGTCGATTGCGCGGACCATCTGCAATGGAACGTATGGGCAATAGAACAAGCCAGCGTCATAAGCATTTGAACCCTTATAACCGACTACGACGTAGTCTGAACCAGCGACAGAATATGGGTCAACATAAACTTTGACACGACCGAATAGTGTGCCAGCGAATGTGTTGCCTGTATCGTCAACTGTTAGGTTTGTGTTGTTGCTTAGAGCAGAATTGTAGTCAAGTAGACCAGTCATTGCTAGGGCTGATGCAACATCGGTTGAAACGATGAGCAAGTTACCCTTGCCGCGACGAGTGTCCTTGGCAATCTTATTGGCTGCTTGTTCGATGCGGAACAATAGGCTCTTATACTTTTCTACCTGCCAGCGACCTGAAGTGCCACCATCTGCATCAGATATAGTTGATGAAGATAGGTTGACAACGTTTTGTGACACTGATGAGATACCAACGTTAGCTGTTGCATAGATCGTACGAACAACTTCGCGGTTGATTTCTGCAAGAATTTCAGTTGACAAAATATTTGTCAATTCTGTTTCTGCATCTAGACCGTGAATTGCCTTGAGATCTTGTGCAAGTTCTAGCGTGTAGGCTGCTTGCAAGCCACGTGACTTGGCTGTAACAGAAACGCGGTCGATCTGGAAGCCCATGTACTTCATGGTTAGATCTTCTGCGGTTGATGTTGCAAGACCAGCACCTGTGTTTGCTAGACCGAATGTTGCGCTATCTGCGTCGCCGAAGTTTACATCACTGTTTAGAGTGTGTGAACCACCACCAGAGTGTGCAGTATTGGCTTCGTTGTATAGAGCCTCACCGCCACGTGCTGTTGAAGAAGCATAGACTGAGCGCATTGCGAAAATCAAACCTGTTGGACCAGTCATTGGCTGAACGCCGCAGATGTCATAAGCCATTAGGTTTGGAAGAGCACGACGAACCAAACCGATTAGGATTGGATCGAAGCCCTTGATTCCACCTTCGCTACCAACTACTGGAGACATACCGCCGCCAACTGCGTTGGCTGGTGATGCTTCCCATAGGTTTTGCATGGAGCGTGATTCTTCCATTAGGGCGCGTTCTTGGTTCTCTAGAACAAGTGCAGTAACTGCACGCTTGTAAGGATCTGTGATCTTTGGGAGTTCTGAGTGATCAAGAACTGGAGCCCACTTCTTTGCATATGTTTCGTTTAGATACATTTTATAACTCTCCTGAGTTCTTATTGATTAGGCTTTTGGAGCCGTTTTTGTGATTGCATTTACATAATGTTTCATCAGACCTTGTACGTCTGCTACTTCTGGTTCTTCAACAGCTGTTTCTTGAAGAGCCTTGACCTCACTTGTCATTTTCTTGGCTGGGAAGTAGTTCTCGCGAATAGTTGCGAGCTTGCTATTAAACTCACCCTCTGTGGTGAACTCCACGCCCTCTGCGAGCGAAATCATCTTAGCAATTTGTGTTTCAGTTAGACCTTCGCAAATCTTGCGAACTGCTTCATGTTTCTTAGCAACATTGAGTTCTTCAACCAATGCAGCCTTTTCAGCAGCAGCTGCAGATGCGGCTTCTTCAAGAGAAGCAACACGTGCGGCTAGTTCTTCTGCTACATCGACTTTCTCTTCAGGAATTTCGATGTAGTGTTCGTTGAATAGATTCTTGAGACCGTTGATGAAGTCTTCAGTCAATTCTGAACGTAGACCTGTTTCGATAGCAACCTTATTGTCTTCAACCCACTGCTCAACGACGTAGTTTAGATACTCGTCAACTTGTTCAGCCATTTGTGTTTGAAGTGCTTCGACTGCTTCGGCTAGAACTGATTCGTTTTCTGCCATTACGTCTTCAACAATCTTTTCAACACGTGATTGAACAGCAGCTTCGAAAATCGTAGTTGCTTTCGTGCGGAATTCTTCTGATAGTGATTCGCCATTGAAGAGAGCATCAACGTCTTCTGACATTGAACCCTTATGCTTCTTGACCATATCCTTCTTCCAGGCTTCCTTCATTTCTTTTTCGTCTTTCTCTTCTTCCTCGTCCTCGTCTTTTTCTTCTTCATCTTCGGACTTGGCTTCAGCGACGACTTCTTCTTCAGAAACTTCTTCAGCAGTTACAACTGATTGCTCTTCAGCAACTTCAGCAACAACTTCTGCTGTTTCGTCTGTTTCTGTCTCTTCCATAGCCTGAACTTTGACACCCTTTGCATCACCCTTGGTGGCTGGCTTTGGTGCTTCTGAAGCATCAGCAGCTGCCTTCTTACCAATATCGGTTGGTGCAGTTGTTGGTGTTTGACCACCAAGATCTTCCATCTCGGCTGGTAGTTTATGTGCTGGTTCCTTTGCGGCTGACATTGATGCCTTTAGGATTTCTGCAGCGGATTCTGATAATGTCTTAGTCATTTGTTGTAACTCCTGAAGAAGTAATATTATTTATAAATTTTACAGTTTTGACAAGAAGTTCTCGAAGATTTTCAAGGAGATCTCGTCGATTTGCTTTTGTTTAGCAGTTTTTATTTGAGTATAGTATTCGTTGATGTCAATTTCTTTGACCTTACCGTTGTCCCATACCCACTCTTTACCTTCCATAATGCCTTGAACAAAAGCACCTGGTGCGGACGGATCCGCTACAATATCAGCCGCTGTGGCTAGATAATAGTCATCTTGAACGACGTTGACACCGCCCTCGTTTTTGAGAGAGCCCATGCCACGGCATGACACACCAAGAATTGCACCACCTTCCATAAGTGATTTGGCGATTTTACCCATTGGTGTTTCAAGAATTTTTGCTTTACCAACCCAAACGTTACCTTCTTGTTTGAGATTGGTGATAAGATGTGATACTCGATCTAGATTGATCGATGGTGAGTCTGGATGACCTAATTCACCGAATGCGCGATTTCTATCTACATATTCTTCGCTATAACGCTTGACTTCTTTTGCAAGCGTATCTACAGGATACACACGACCGTTGCGATTCTTTGTTTCAGCAACGAGAAATGGTCCTTGAATGTAAAGCGATTTCACACCGTTTTGTTCTTCGGTAAGAACCTTGACTTCTTCGATTGATTCTGTGATTAGTTTCATTTACTTCAACCCCAGTGATGCGCGCTTTCTGAGAGAACGCTTTCTTTTGATAAGTGCTCGAGCCATTTTGGCTTTTCTTTTGATCTTAGCACGACGAGCTGCGAGCTTTCTCTTCATGCGTTCGCGCGGTGGGATGCGAACCAATTTACCACCACGAATGGTATAGCCTGGAACTGCTGAAAGAACTTTGCGGCGCTGAACCTTACCACCACGCACTCTTGCGCGGATAAGTTTTTTGCGACCCATGCGCTGAACGTTTGCTTCAGCGATAATCTCTCGTACAATTTCTGATACTAAACTCATTCTTCGTCACCGATTGTGAATTTGACTTTACTCAATGCAAAGTGTGCTGCTTTTTCGAATCCTTTTGGATGTGTAAGCATATCAGCAAACTTCTTTTTGTTCTCGTCGTTCAATGCGCCGTGGACCATATGAATGGCTTTTGCAGCACCATGACTGACTTTGAGTTTTGATCCGTCAGCAAATTTCATATGTTTTGAAGTTGCTTTTGGATTTTCCTCAGAAGCATATTTAGAAACTTGCTCCAAACTCTCAAGAATATCTTCGATCTCCGTCTCTTCCATCTGTACATTTGTTCCAGGAACAATCTCTCCTGGTGAACTTCCAGTTCCAGCATACGGAATCGTAATGACAAGACCGAGTTGCTTGTTTTGATACATTGCAACCTTGCGTCCGTCTGGGAAAATACGAATACCCTTACGCTGCATAACGATTACAACTGGAGGATTATTCTCGTCTTTGAATCCACCAATGGCTTCGTTGAGTTCTTCACCAGTAACTTCAATCTCATTATGAGAAACAATGTTACGGCGAACTGCTTGAAATGATTGTTGAGAACCAATAGCTGCTTTTGACGCTGAATCGTAGTATCTGGTTACAACATCACGATCTTTTCTTGATAATTTAGCAATATCACCAACTTGTGAGTGACGGCGCAGCGCAATCTTCAAACGTGGAAGATCGCTGGCTGGCATCATACCAGCACGAACTAGTGCGCTGATTCTTGTGTTATCAACCTGCGCTTGTTTCTGCTGCTGCTTCTGCTGATCCATCGCTGGATTCGCTTCCGACAACTTCGCTTTGATTTGCTTCAACTTCATTTGTTTCTACTTCTGGTGTGAGTAAAGATGATGCTACTTCAACTTTTTTTACTTCAAGAGCATCTGATACTTTATTGGAAATCGTAGAGTTGAAAGCTGCTTCAAAACCAGCTTTGTCTCCCATGATTGCCGCCTTTACCATATCAAGTGTCATTGGATTGTCCATGATGTCTCCATTATTTACCTAACTTGTGAACTGAATGCTTGGTCAAGATTACTTGAATTTGCTGTTTGCTGTTGTGGTGCTGCAGGTTGACCTTGCATAGCAGCCATGGCAGCATTTTGAGCAACAGCAGCATTTTGAGCAGATACTGATAGGCTACCAATTCCCATTGCATCTGCGGCTGCTCTTTCTTCTTCAAGTTCTTGATCCATTCTCTCAATGCCTTCTTCATCGAAGTGAAGGACTTGTTTCTTGACCCATGCTTTAGAGAAATATGTTCCAACGTATGGATCAACTTGATTCAAAAGTTGAAGTCTTGCTGTCATCAACTCTGATTCTTTCAACTCGGCAAAGTTGTTGTCTTTGAGGAAATCATAGTGAATCTTTTCTTTCAACTTTTCCCATTCATCAACAGAGCAAATGCCTTTGAGTGCAAGTTGACGTCTCATCAACTCGTCAAACAACGTACTAAATTTAGCACGAACTCTTTCAATGAACTTTGTAAACTTCAATTCATCGCGAGTAATTTCTGTTGTACGACCAAGAGAGAATCCTTGATTCTGTTCTAAGCGAGAAATTGGGACGTTCAATGACTTGTATAGTTTTGATTCGAAGTATTTTACGTCAGACAATTCACCAAGATTTTGACCTGCTGGTAGAGTTGTGATTTCTGTTGACTTACCTTCACCGCGACGTGGAATCCAAAAGTCTTCCATCATTGACATAAACTTGCGATCGTCTTTGACTTCACCAGTAGAACTATCGTAAACAACCTTGTTGCGGAACTTTGTCATGATATCACGAAGATATTGTTCTGCTTTGATTTTTGGCATGTTACCAACATCAATATAGAACACACGACGTTCTGGAGCACGTGATAGACGATAGATTACAACAGCGTCCTCAACCATTCGGAGCTGGTTGAGTGGCTTGATTGCCTTGTGAAGGTAAGACAAAACCATTTGACGTCTTGCGTCAAGAATACCTGAATTGATATTGATAATTGCGTCAGGAGCAATACGAACAGAGTTTGGTGAACTGACTGAAGTTACAATCTGTTGACCTTGTACTGATGCGCGCTCATTGAAGACGTAAAATTCTTCAATACCTGCAATTACATCAACTTTAGTTCTTGGATCTCTGTTCTTGATAATCGTACGAACTTTTTTGATCTTGCGTGGATCAATGTAAACCAATTCTTGAATACCAAGTTTTGGTTGCTTTTCGTCGATTAGAACCTGATAGAAAACGCGACCGTCGATGTACCAGTTACGGAAAACATCTGCGCCGCGATTAGAGAAATCGAGCATACGAAGAACATTATCGAATTCTTCGCGGATCATTTCTTTGATTTTTTCTGGTTGCTCAAGATCATCGAGCATAATTGAAACGCTTTTGCCAGTTACATCGTGGACGATTGCTTCGTTGACAATTTCGTCAATGGCTGCTTCGAGTTCTGGCTGCATTGCCATTTCGCGATAGCGAGTAACAAGGTCGTTTTCGTTTTTGAAACTGGCTTCAAGATCTAGATACGTTCCAAAGTATCCGCCAGCATTGATAGCAAGAGCACCATCATCTGAAACAGGTGCAGTGATTTGAGGCTGAAGTTGTTGCGGACCTTCTTCGCCTTTCTTTCGTGTTATTTCGAATCCGAATAGATTGATTGCCATGCATTACCTCATAATAAATGGGGGGAGGATATCCTCCCCCGATTCAATCGGCATTAGGTGCCAAGTAGAGATTCAATTGGTGATCTCAAACTTGAGAGACCGCCACGATCAACTGATTCCCAGTATTGATATGCGAAGTTTACTGTGTACTCTTCGATAGTATCATTTGAACCCCAGTCGAGATCGATCTGAGCAATATCTGTTGGGAACATGCCAACAAACTTGTATTTTTTCAATTGCTTACCATCTTTAGCAAACTGAATTACTTCAGCATCAACACCGTATGATTGTGACGTTCTTGCTCTTGATGAGCGCAGGTTAGAAACATTATCGTTGATTCCGCGGACCCATGATTCCATAGCATTACGGATCAAGAAGTCTTCGTCATTGATAATTGTTACTGACCAGTCAGCAAAAGTACGATTGCCAGCAACCTTTACTTCGCGACCGAAGTAAGGCACTGTAACCATACCAACTGTTGAACCTGGAAGAGCCGCAGTCTTTACCATGAAGGAAGATTTGACAGACGCTGAAGCACCAAGTGATGCATAATTTGGGAACGTTAGTCGTACTTCAAACAGATTAGGACGTGCGCCATCACCAGTAAGTTGGGTACGGAATGAATTTACATTAAAAGCCATTGTTTTCTCCTGACTTTATCCTAGTCTATTTATTAGAAGCGACCAACGATTTCGTCGAAGGCAACACCAGTACGGACAGCGACAAAGTTCAACTGGATAAAGTTGATGCTACGTGCTGGCTTGATGTAGATATCGCCTACAAACTCATTGCGGTCAATAACTTCTGGAGTATTGTTTGTTTCATCGCAAACAACACGGAAGTCATAGATACCGCGACGACCTTGTACCGTGCGAAGGAATGGCTCAACAAGATTTACGAAAGTCGCTCTTGTGAATTCATCGTTGAATTCAAAGAGACTTGACTTGGCTGCTCTTGCGATTGCCTTTTCTAGAACGATAAAGAGACGACGTACATTGATACGATCAAATGCGCTTGGTCTTGCAAGCAACGTTTTATCACCATATAGAACCACACCTTCGCCTGGGAACGATACGATTGGGTTTACACCGTTCTTGTACAGTTCGTCGCGATTTGCTTGGCTTGGGTTATATGCCAACTTGATGACGTTCTTCAATTGACCGCGAGTAAATCCAGCTGGTGAGAACCATGGATCGCGTTCTTCATCTGTGCGAGCGCAAAGACCAGCAACGTCACCATTACATGGAACCCAACGATAGGTATCGTTGTACTTGTCGTACATATACTTCCAGTTGCTATCCATTACAGCATATGATGATGAAGGTAGCGCGTCGCGATAGTTATTTACTGCAGCGACTGGATCAGGTGATGTTACGTTTGCATATGTTGGTGAAACGAAACCGACTGCATCGCGGCGTGAGCCAACAACAGCGATTACCTTCTCAGCAACTGCTTCACCATAACCACCAGTCATGATCAAAGAAACGTCAACATTTTCTGTTGAAGTAAACTGATCATAGGCAATAATGACATTGCCGTCTGTTACTGTACCATCTGTACCACGCTCAAAAGAGATTGTTAGATTATCACCTTCGAAGGCATGAGTTGAGTTAGCAGCAACGCCCCATGTTTCGTTATTTTGACCAAAACCAAAGACATAACGTGAATTGCGATAGAGAACATCTTTCCAGTAAATGCTATTACCAGATTCGTCTTTGGCGTTTGTTGCTTTTGAAACATAAGCAAAACGCTCGATAACGGTGTTTGGTGTTCCTGAGAACAATCCATCCTCGTCGACAACCGCGATGTGCATTTCGTCGTTTGCTAGGCTATTGTGATTTGCAGCAACCCAAGCTGATGTTCCAGGAACACCATCGAAGAACTCGTGGTATGCAGCTGAACCGAACACAGAAGCATTGGCGTTTGCAATGATAGCGACCTTCAATGAGTTGCCGCGTGAACCAGGATAGCGAGCAGCGAAGGCAATATCTGTATTTGATGCATCGTGGTACGTCGTGAAGTAATGATCTTCATTCTTCATCTTGACGTTTGCGGCGCAAGAGAATGAATCGACATTCAATGCGACTGCAGAGTTGAGTGTTGCAGCATCAGCACGTGATACAAATAGGCTGTTGCTATATGATAGGAAGTTTGCTGCAGTGAAGAATGGTAGGTAAGTAGTGGCGTCTGGTTTGCCATATACTTCTACAAGTTCATCTTCGGAAGAAACTTGACGTAGAACGTCGACTGGACCCCACTGGAATGCGCCACCAATAGCGCCAGTGGCTGTTGAAACTGCTGGAACAACGGTTGTTGCATCAATTTCAGATACATTCACACCTGGTGATACTTGAAAAGCCATGTTTTTGCTCCTGTCTTGGAGGATAAGAAATCTACTGATTATTTAGTATTTTGGGGTTTCTACCGTTCAACATTAGACCAAACAGCACCATCTTCAACGAATGCAATTGGGCTTCCATGATCTACATCTAAATGTCCTGCTAAAATCGTATCCCCAATAGACTCTTCCTCGATCATTTTTAGATGTTCTTCATTGAGTTTTCTTCGGATATCGACGTTAGTCATATCTGAAAAGAACTTTTGATTAGTAAGCCAAGAGAAAAGAACCAAACACATGACAAGATCGTCATGGCTACCTTCTTCGGCTTCGAAAGTTACTCCATTACTCACGAAAGTTGAGAGTTCAGAGATAATCTCGTAGTCTTGGATAATCAATTGCTCTCTTTCGATTAGATTTTTCAAGAGAGTGCAACCCAAACGTTTGACAGACTTGGTTGTCTTGACGCCTCGACCGCTCTTTTGACCATAGCCAAAGTTGACCAAGAGTTTTTTATTGAGTTTAGACTTACCATGCTCGACTGTCGAGAGAATATGTTCGTATTCGTAATCTTCGAACAGGATATCGGCAATCTGTTGACCGTTATCGTTTGTTTCAATCAACTGGTAAGCATTATTATAATACGTTCCAACCTGTTTGAGAATTGCAGGATAGACAAGTGGACTAATCTCGTTGTCTTTATATGTTGCAACGACTTTGTATGGAAGCTCGGTTGAGTCGATTACTGTAAACGCAGAATAGTCTAAACCCTTACCGCGAGATGTATCGACTGTTATAAAGTAAACTCTATTTGGTTTTGCTTCTTCATAAATGTTTAGATTCTCAATACCAGTCGTCATAATCGGCTTGATGAACGCCATTGCTCGAAGAGCACGAGCACTGATCAATGTACCTGATGAGCCGAGGAACTCGCATTCCATTTCCTGCATAAACTTCTGATCGCCAAGAACACGGTACTGTTCGTCAGCCCATGCTTGATCACGACCTGGAACTTCACGCCAGTTTGCAGAGATATAAGTGAAACCGTTGTGCCCTTCAACAGCATCAGTCCACATCTTATAAAAGTGGTTCATGCCGTTTGGTGTCGAAGAAATTAGAATCTTAGAATCTTTACCAGAAGAAATGGTAGGATATACAGAAGTGAAGAATTCGTCAGCAATATTCGTCGGGACGAATGCAAACTCGTCAAGGTATAGAAGCGAGATGGAGAAACCACGGATCGCGCTGGACGCTGTTGAGTTAGCAAGAATACGGCAACCGTTTTCTAATTCAATGTCGCCCTTGTTCCAGGTTTTGACGCCTTGCTGAATCCAAAGTGGCAATGCTTCATATGCCAACTTGATACGATTCAAAATTTCGCGTGACGTTGCTGCTTTGTTTGCAAGAATAGCAACAGTTTTATCTTGATTGAATAGAACATACCAAAGAATGTAACCAACAACCATCGTGGTCTTACCAACCTGACGACCTGCTTTTACAATGATCTGGCGATTCTTATTGAACTTATCAATAGCGTCTTTTTGAAATGGATATAATCTAATTTGAGTAAAACCAGTGTCAAGCATAACGACCTTGACATAGTTCTCAATAAAATATGTTGGGCTTTCTGCGCACTTGAAGTATTCTCTGACCTCATCTTCGGTCAGATTCAACGTCATATTGACTCGTTTTAGTCTTGGATTACCAAGATAATTTTTGATTCTACTTGGCAGATTCATTCTTTAGTTGCTTCAATAACTCAGCAGTGCTTCCAACGAATACTGCTTTGTCTACATTGATATTTTGTGTTTGCGCTTGCTGTTCTTTTGGTATCAGATCTTTTTGCTGCTTTTGTAGGATCATCAACTTTTCTGTAACATCAGAGAGATTCTTGATCATATTAGCAGCAACTTCATACGCTCTTGGATGTTGCGATTCTCTCGCCACTTCAAGAATGCCATCCAAAGCCTCATTACCTTTTTCGATTAGATTATAATAGTTTGCGCGTGAATAATGCGCATCAGGGTTTTGTGATTCGTCCTGATGAATTGTAATGGGCTTATCTGATTTGTCGCTTACCACAGGAACATAATCAGTATTCAAAATGTCAGCAAGATTCTTATCTACATCACTCATACATTATAGTCCAAATCGAGTTTTAGTTGCATTATAATTATCAGCAATTTGAGTTGTCGTCAATGCTGCATTATAAACGTATAGTGCACCAATATCTATATTAGCATAATCAGTGCCTTCTAGAATATCGCGACCAAAAACAAATGGCGCGTCAATACTTGGAATTCCTGACTCAGTATTATTTGCAGAAATGATTGCAGTTGAGTTGTCGTTTACATACACCAAACTTGGGCTACCAGCACCACCACCAAACCTTACAATCGCAGTGACAAATATCCATGTGTTCAAATTGAACACATTATTTCCACTATTATATCCACCATTTACTGCTGAGCCATTCATTTGCAGTCTCAAGATGTTTCCAGTTTTTATTGCTAAACTATAACCATCATATGTTGGCGAACCATATTGTTTACCCCAAATACCATCATTATCATCATAACTTTTGATACGAACCCAAGTTTGAATTGTTCTTGTTCCACCGACGGTTGCTCTCATATTTGCACTATCAGCAATTTGAATCGTATCGTTCACACCATCAAATGAAAAATATCCGCCATTACTTGAGCTGAATGTTGGACCATTTATAGTTCCGTCATTTGATCCTTGTATATCCGTCCAAGTTGAACCTGATCCAGAGTAACTGCTGCTTTCACTTGCGTCTAGATAAGCCAACAATCCAGTGGTCAAAATTGAACCTGATGGTGGTGGCGCTACTGCCACTTTCATCTTTCCAAATCTAAATGTGCCGCTAAATCCGCTGAACATCATATCCCCATCGTGCTAGAATTATAGAACGTGCGACCTGTTGTCGTCGGTGTTTTTGATATTGTTGGTGTTGAAAACTGGAATGTGCAAATATCGCCACCGCCCATTTCACCAAACTGAATTCTTATTGGATAGTATATCCCTGCGCTTAGAGCAATACTTCCGCTGACTTCAGTCGGACCATGTAAACCACCATTATTGATCAATGCATTTCCAGTGGTAAATCCAGAGATAGCATTTGATCCCAACCACATATAAGACGCATCATCACTACTCAAATAAAAAGTATATGTTTCAGTTGTTGCTGGTCTAAAGTAACCCAACCACTGATAACTGAAATTGTCACCATCTTCATTGGCTGATTCAGATATTGAATTGACTTGAATTGTAGTAGAAGATACTGGCTGCGTAGCAAACCACGCAACGTTGTCAGCAAAATAGCCGCCGTTGTATCTTCGCGCAACAATACCAGGCAGGTAGGAGAGTGACCTCCTACCAAATGACCTGGATCCAGTAAAAGAACTAAACATAGATTATCCGAAGGTCGTCAATTGACCAAGAGTAATCCAAGTTCCGTTATCATTCACAACACTGAACGAGACAACATCTTTCTTGCTTGCGCTACCAGCTGGTTGCGTACCACCTTGCCATACAACAGTTTGTGCTTGACCACCAATTTGTACAGCAGTTGGAACATACGCAGGTGTGCCTTGATTCAACACTAGTGTTAGCGCAGTTGCAGTATTTGCAGGAATTGTTACATTCGTGAAGTTTGCAGTAAAGTTCGCACTGATGCTTGAGTGGACAAAGATATGACCAAGGCTGCAATCATGCGTCACAGTTCCAGTTGCGGCTGATAATGTGTTTGTTGTCTCAAACACTTGTTTGACGTTCAATGCGTTAGTTGTCACGCTAGTAAAGATAACAGGATCAGCAACATTCAATGATTGATCATATCCTGCCCCAGCTGGACCAGTTGGACCTTGCGGACCTGTGGCACCAGTATCACCCCTGTCACCAGTACGAGCAAATGTGATCAACACATCTTCAGAGCCACTAAATGTCGAAGCACTACCAGAAACATAAGAACAATTTACTTCGAAGTAACTTGTCTTATCTGTTAGGCTATTGACAACAAACAAAGCAAAGTCACTTGGATCAGACTTATTGCTAATCTTGAAGTGTCCCTTGATTGTTGATGTTGAGTCATCAATCGTAGCAAGGAAGTTATAGATATTTGTACCATTGTCATCAAGGTAATCAATCCACAAACGATCTGCAGAAGTTACAGTTCCATTATTCAACTTCAACATACCTTGACCAGGATCACTATCGCTAGTGTCTGCATCAAAAGTGAAGTCAAACGTTGCACCACCAAATCCACCAGTAGCGCCAGTTGGACCAGTTGGACCTTGTGGACCAACTTCGCCTTGAACGCCTTGTGGACCTTGTGGACCTTGAGGACCAGTATCACCAATCACACCTTGCGGACCCTGTGGACCCTGTGGACCTTCAACACCCTGTGGACCTTGAGGACCGACAACACCTTGCGGACCCTGAGGACCCTGTGGACCTTGCGGACCATCAACGCCTTGAGGACCCTGTGGACCCTGTGGACCAAGATCACCTTGTGGACCTTGTGGACCTTGTGGACCAGCAGCGCCAGTATCACCCTTGTCACCAGTACGAGCAAATGTGATCACAATATCTTCTGAGTCACTGAAGCTGCTTGCGCTACCTGAAACGTATGCGCAATCGACTTCAAAGTAGCCAGTACGATCTGTCAATCCACTAATTGTATACAACGCAAAGTCGGCAGAATTATTCTTGTTGCTAATTCTGAAGTGACCTTTGATTGTTGACGTTGAATCATCAATTGTTGTCAAGAAGTTTTGAACTTGTGTTCCGTTATCGTCAAGGTAATCAATCCACAATTTATCTGCGGCTGTGATTGTCGTATTGTTCAAACGGAGTTTGCCAGTGCCTGGATCGCCTTGGAAGTCATTTGCACTAAACGTATAGTCAAATGTTGCTCCACCAAAGTTACCTGTTGCACCAGTTGGTCCTTGTGGACCTTGTGGACCTTGCGGACCCTCAACACCCTGAGGACCTTGTGGACCTTGTGGACCTTGTGGACCCTCAACACCCTGTGGACCCTGCGGACCTTGCGGACCTTGTGGACCTTCTACGCCTTGTGGACCTTGAGGACCTTCTGGACCTTGTGGACCCTGTGGACCTTGAGGACCAGCAACGTTTGATACGCCAGATGGACCTTGAGGACCTTCAGGACCTTGCGGACCCTGTGGACCTTGTGGACCGCCTGAAGGACCAGATGGACCAGATGGACCTTGTGGACCAGTCTCGCCCTTGTCACCAGTACGAGCAAATGTAATTAGAATTTCTTCACCAGAATCGAAAGTCGATGCACTACCAGAAACAAATGCGCAGTCGACTTCAAAATATGAAGTCTTGTCAGTCAAGTTACTAATAGTGAATAGCGCAAAGTCTGATGAATTTGCTTTATTTGTGATGCGGAAGTGACCTTTGATCAATGATGTTGAGTCATCGATTGTAGCAAGATAGTTTTGAATATCCGTACCGCTTTCATCAACATAATCAATCCAAAGTTTATCAGCAAGAGTAACAGAACCATTGTTCAATTTCAATGAACTGTTGCCTGGATCTGTATCTGATGTATCAGTTTGGAAATTATATGCGAACGTTGCACCACCAAAGCCGCCTTGAGCACCTGTTGGACCCTGTGGACCTTGCGGACCCTGTGGACCAACATCACCAGTTACACCTTGTGGACCTTGAGGACCTTCTGGACCTTGTGGACCTTCTGGACCTTGCGGACCAACAACACCTTGAGGACCTTCTGGTCCTTGTGGACCTTCTGGACCTTGAGGACCAACATCGCCTTGTGGACCTTGAGGACCCTCAGGACCTTGCGGACCTTCTGGACCTTGTGGTCCAACGTCGCCTTGTGGACCTTGAGGACCTTCTGGACCAGTCGGACCTTCAGGACCTTGAGGACCTTCAGGACCTTGTGGACCTGGAACATTTGAAACGCCAGATGGACCTTGAGGACCTTCAGGACCTTGCGGACCTTCTGGACCTTGTGGACCAACAACGCCCTGTGGACCTTCTGGACCAGATGGACCTGATGGACCAACAATACCACCGTATGCTAGTAAATTCCAAGCAGTGACACCGTCACCGACTTTGAATTGGCTTGAGTCTGTTTCTAGACCAAATTCACCAATTGCTAGAACTGTATTTGCCGCAGCCCATTCTGCTGCTGTGCCGCGACGAAATTGAAGTTGAATATATGCCATGTTAGGTTACGCCTCCGCAATTGATATTTAGTCCTACGCTAAAGTCTGTATCTGGTCTGCCGCCATCATATACAACAGCACCGATTGGTCCTTGTGGTCCTTGTGGTCCAGTTTCACCATTGACGCCACTTGGTCCTTGTGGACCTTCTGGTCCTGTTGGTCCTTGTGGACCCGTTTCACCATTGACGCCACTTGGTCCTTGTGGACCTTCTGGTCCTGTTGGTCCTTGTGGACCAGAAGGACCTTGCGGACCCGTATCTCCATTAGCGCCACTTGGTCCTGGTGGACCAGGTAATCCAGTAGGACCTTGCGGACCTTCAGGACCAGTTGGACCAGCATCGCCAGTTGCGCCAGTTGGTCCTTGAGGACCAGTATCACCAGTTGATCCAGATGGTCCAGTTGGTCCTTGTGGACCTGTTGCGCCTGTGTCGCCACGATCACCAGTGCGTGCAAAAGTAATGATCACATCTTCACCGTTTTCAAATAATGTTCCAGTTAGATTGCCATCTCCTGAAACATATGCGCAACCTATTTCAAAATAGTCGCCATGATCAATTAGTGATGAAATAGTGTATAGAACAAATGAAGCGGTATTGGTTTTGTTTGCTACTCTAAAGTGACCTTTGATTGCTGATGTTGAATCGTCGACCGTCAATAAAAAATTACTAATATCATTTCCACCATCATCTAATTCATGAATGGTCAATTCATTAGCCAATGTCAAATTAGAAGCATTGAGTTTTAGTTTACCAGCTCCTGGATCAGTGCTGCTGGTATTGGTATCAAACGTATAGTCAAATGTTGCGCCGCCAAAATTTCCCGCCTCACCTTTTGGTCCTTGCGGACCTTGTGGACCTTGTGGACCATCGATACCAGCAGCACCGCTTGGTCCTTGCGGACCTAAATCACCAGCAACGCCTTGTGGACCTTGAGGACCTGTGTCACCAGTCACACCACTTGGTCCACTTGGTCCTTGAGGACCAATTTCTCCAGCAATACCTTGCGGACCAGTCGGACCTTGCGGACCCTGCGGACCTTGTGGACCTGTGTCGGCACCAGCACCAGCATACAAATCAGTGAAGTTTTCGTTTACTTTTTCAAACGCTTCACGAATTGTATCGCCAGTTCCGTCATTAGGTGCTGCGCCAATATCGATTATTTGTTGTGTCATCTCTTATTCTCTTAGAAATTGTCGTCAACTGTTTTATTTCCACTATCAACGCTGATAAGTGTACTATCAACTCTGTCATCAAAGAAGTATGGATACTCTTGTAATATTTCTGTAAATCCAAACGCTGTATCTGCATTTGCATTCATAGGATCTGGGTAGATAATTTGTCTTACTAGTTGTCTATCAGCAACGCTGAATGATGCGATATTCCAGGAAGCGTTGCTAACTGCGCCAGTCATGTATCTACCCTCTCTTAGAATTCCATTTGTATCTACTACAATCATAGTGTTACTGTCTGAATTCCAAGAATGTACAAAGGCTGTTGCATTTGCAGAAGCCAAAGTTCTACCTTCATAAATCAGTTCGCCGACTTTGAATGTACCATTGCCAGCGCTGAATATAATCTCACGCTCATTGACTTGATTGAATGTACTATCGTATGTATTTGCTGTTGCTTTACGAATAATCTTCGATTCAGTCGTAGCGCCATACATGTAACCTTTCGCTGTAAATGTGAGTGTCCAAATAATAATTCTCACAGGATCTGGACCACCAACGTCATCAACATCTTGAGTAATTGAATTTAGAATAAACGGCACATCAATCTTTTCGCTTGGTATTCCAACCAAATCCATTGTTACTGTATAATCTGGCGCGAAGTATGGCAAAATTTGTTCAATGATTTGAGTGCCATCTTCGACATTTCTTACATAAATGCTCAATGTAAAATCAAAGTTATATGGAGTTGATCTTACATTTTTTACTTTTGAGTTTGTTTCTCCGTTAGAAAAACTATTTGTGAAATTGCTGCGTTTGCGCAACGGATCATATGTGATGCCAGCAAGTTCAAAACTCATACGTGGCAGCGTCATCATTGTTTCTTTTGTCAACTCAGGATCTTGTGTGATGCGCTGATAGAATTTTTCTTTTTGAGAGTACATCAACGGAACATTGATACGTTCAATCTCTTGAGTTCCTGCTTTATTGTATCTCTTGAGCATGATGTTGTTGAACATCGTGCCAAAAGCAACGACCATCTTGCGAGTAATTCTGTGATAAAAATGAACGTTTGATAACATTATACTTCACCAAATGGATTTGCTTCGCTGAAGTCGAGAATATTATCTGCTTCTTGTTCAATACGTTCGTTATCTTCAATATTCTCAAAGTTGGAGTTGCGCATTACATCGGCTTCGTTAGTAATATACCATTGTGCGCCGCTACTGTTTCCTTTGACAACAGAACCAGTTACAAATGAGCCTTTGATATTTCGAAGTTTGAGTTTTCTAGATGGTTTGTCCCAATCAGCAACAACTGCTTTTGCCACAGCATCTTCAAGTGATGTTCCTTGGTATACCCATTCTAGATCAGTGAATGTTCCAGATCCACCAGAATCCATAGTAAAGTCGAGTGCATATGCTTGTACATTTGGAATGCGATCAATTTCTGTGACACCCGTTTGTAAAAGTTCACCGTTATATTTGAATGCTTCCATCGTCAATCCATACATGTATGGATTTTTAGAGTCGCGACCCAATTGAAAGAAATTCTTCTCTTCTTCAACAAACTTGATTTCCATCAATTTGAATTGAACAGGTAGATAAACTAGATCACCTTCTTTAGGCACAATATGAGTTTCAGGAAACTGTCTAGTCACCAAACGTTCGAATGATCGGCGAGACATACAAAGGCGAGCTGTTTCTTGTAGTTCTAATCCAAACTTGCTAAAAAATTCTTGGTTTCCTTCATAGTTTTGAAATGTTTCAAGATACATCTCAATCTTGATCGCATGACGATAGCATTTGACGGGATCATCACCGAACAATTCATCTGTAGATGATTGCGATTCTCTTGGAAGATAATAAACATCGATTCCGTGATTTCGGATAGACTCGATGATCAAATCTTCGAGCAGCTGCTGCTCAACAGTTGCTCTTTGATTATTGAAATATACACTAGTTGGCATTATTATCCTACAATGAAGGGTGTTGGCTCTTCGTAAGTGTCGCGAAGTTTTTCTTCTAATTTCTCAACTTCAGCACTTGCCTCGTCATAAATTTGCTGACCATTGATTGTCAAACCACCTGGAAGAACATAGTTACCATATTTCTTTAGATTTGTGCCCCACTGCTGTTTGAAGAGAGCTGTGGTATAGTCTCTCATCCAACCGTCATTATAGATTTCAGTATAAACTTCTGGATTGGTAATTCTATGACATTCGAACGCAAGATATGCATTGTCTTTGAATTTATCCCAATCCATAAAAATTTTCAGCTGATTCACTTTCTTATTATAAGTGAATGGCGGCAATCCCGTAACAATCATATCAAGCATTGCAAGATGTTCGCGAGCAATCACATAATAGGTGTATGAAGAGGCGGTTAGATTGTAAAAGTCGTTCAAACGCAACTGATAGTTGATGTCGAACATATTGAAACCGCTCGAAGACGTCGAAGATTGAATTGCTCCAGAAAATGGAAACACTCGAGTGACGCCAATAATAGAATCTGCTAGAGTAATATAGGTGTTTGAAATGTCTGCTTCCGTCACCTGATATGACAAAAAGCAGCGTTCTGTTCCATCAAAATGGTAGTTTTTGTATAGATACAGCGCGTCATCGATACGATCTTCGAGTTGATCGTCGTCGACATTGATATCGATAACTGGAAATCCTAATCTTCGAAGACAATAATCTTTGAGTTGCGCACGAGATGTTGGCTGAGACATGTAGAACCTCGCTAATTATTGTATATTTAGTTTATGCGATAAGTGTCCCATCTCTCGAACTATAAACTTTGTCTGGATGCATATGGGCAAATTGTTCCCAGTTTGGTTCCCCTGGAAGGATTCTTCGACCCGTAGATTCTTCCCCAATATGCTCTATAATGTTCTTTCCTTGAGCGTTTTTTAGGATTGCAGAGTACATTTTCTCGAAAAAGTCGAGATAAACCATAATCATTCCTTCATTTATCGTAAACTTCCAGTATTCTCTAAATGGATAATTGATAATACTGCGGCGATAAAACGAGAAAATAATCGGAAATTGTTTCGTATTCTTGCTGTAATAATACTGTTTGATTGGAGTATCCGTTTCCTCAACCTGCGGTGGCTTCTCATGAAAATACCACTCTTGTCTCTGAAGAACGACAGACGCCATTTTAGGATCTGATTCTAGAATTTCGATCATATCATCGAGCCGAACTGGCTCTTTTAGGACAACATCGTCCTCTTGGTGAATGATATAATCATAGTCGGTAGTCTTTAGATAATCGAAAAACTCGGTCCAAGTAACTGATAATCCTAGATTATCTTTATGTAAATTGAGTTTGAATCCGTGCGTTTTTCCGATCAGATCGAAAATATTATTGTTTCGAGTTCTTGGATAATCATCGATAATCAATCGATCGACCTGATGCCCACAATAATCTAGAAAGTGCAATGATTCTAGACTCTTTGTAAGATACTGGAGCCGATTACAGGAAAAGATTACATGCAGGACTTTCATCAGTATTCAGTATTGAAGAAGAAAGTTTGAAACAAACGACCTGAGTGTAGCGTGCTACCGAAATAATCTAACGAAGCATGAAATAGATTACCGCGATAGAGAACGAGGCGATTATACTTGTTTGCGATATAATCGGTCATTTCCCATTTGGTATAATCGTATCCCTCATAGTCTTTCCCATCTCTCTCATATTGCCCACTTGCTTTATGACGATAGAGAGCAGTTCCTGAAGACAGCGGAGCATCAGGAGTTAGATAGCAAACACCAGCCCAAGTATTATACTGATCAGCGTGGATCCAAGTTCTATCTTGGGCGGTGCAAATTTGAAAAGCGCCAGTATATCCTGAATCTTCAAACCAATAAGTCACTTCACCGCCAGCATAACGAACGATATCGCCGATCGTCTTTTTGGTATCTTCAGTGAGGAATGGTTTCGTGCGAAGTCCAGGATAGTTTCCAGAAACTTCAAACTTCTGGCTTAGAGCAAATTCTCTGACTGTATCTGGATTGCCGTAGAAATCGTCAATGATAATGGTTTTGATCTTCATGATTGCACCTTCAGTAAAACATAAATCTTGCGGATGTTCCGTCCCATCCAGAAACTTTCCAGTCAACTTCAATTAGTTTGTCTTTATATGGTCTTGTGAAGTAATATGATAGCGTTTCAATATCATAATGATACATCGGTGGTTGTTTGACTAGATGTATCGTGGCTTCATTGATGTCTATAAACTTATCTAGGTGTTCTGCTCCGAAGCCATAAAGTACGGTACAGTACTGATGTAAACGATTATTATTTTGCGCTGCGCGTTGATCTACAAATGAATACTTCCAAGAATCATTCCACTCAAAGTTCAGCGGCTTCTTGAAAAAGATTTTATCTTTATTTTCTTCTGTCAATAACTTATCGTTGAAGTCATAGTAGAAATATCGACCAGTCGCCTTGAAGATAAAGTCATATTGTTTCAACTTATCTTTATAGTTCTTATAGATAATATTCAATAGAACACTTTCGCAGAGGCTTTTGTTCTGATGCGTATTTACAATTTCAAAACACTGAGGCGCAATTTCTTTTACAGGAATAAACTCTACGTTCTTGAAATGTAAGAACGTTGAAGCATATTCTTTGTAATTATCCGAAGAATCAATAATGATAATCTTGGCTTTGGGGAAAGCTGAGTGGATTGAACTTACTGTGAAAATTGTTTGTCTAAATCGCTCATGTGCACCGAAGATTGATCGCTTATCACTGTAAGTAAATCGACCATCTCTTGGTTGAATAGAAGATGTTACGACAAAAACACTATTCATAGAAATTATTCGACGCTACTCTGAGTAGATATTGACGATGAAGTTCATGAACTTTTTCGTCTGAGAATTGTAGTCCATGTTCTCGACAATCTGCTGAACTAATCTTACCTTCTTCTAGATTCTTCAGAGCTGTTACCAATTCACTAAAACTACGAACACGATATCCAGTTTTTCCCTCATGTACGATTTCAGGGAACGCACCCCAATCCGTAGAAATGACTGGTGTGCCTGATAGATTAGCCTCAATGATCATATTGCCGAATGGCTCAACATAGTATGTCAAGCCTAACAAACCTTTGGCTTTTTTCATCAATTGTTTACGTTGTTCTGCGTCTGCTACGCCAAAGACTTCAACGTGATCTGGAATCTTATTATAACCCATGGCTTGTAAAGATCCAGGACCAGCAACAATCAATTTCTTACCAAGTTTCTCTGTTGCTTGAATGGCAAGATGAACACCTTTCTCCTCGCAGACGCGACCGAAGTAAAGATAGTAATCTTCTTTCTGATCGTCATATTCGAATTCTTCAATTGTAAATGGATTTGGAATCACTGCGTCGAACCAGCTTGGGCTCATCAGCATTCCGCGTTCGCCATAAAACATATGCATATTAGCATATGATGTGAACGCTCTATATGGCGCAAAGATACCGTTAGCGCGATAACCAATTGATGGTTCTACTGGCTTACAATTTTTATTTTTCTCGCAAGCAAGTTGATTGTCTACACCAAAAAAGCAAACGATAATATCACCGTCAGATGCGCGTCGGCGAATTTCATCGCCAGCAAATTCATTGAACAAGCGAATTTCTTTTGGTAGTGTTGGGATGTCGACATGCTCGCAGTCGACTTGTGCGCCAGGAATTCCATAATGAATCATTTCGAAATGTGGCGATAGATGCTTGATGTATTTGTAGCCGTGGACCGCAAATGGGTCAACACGATTCATCAACCCTGTTGGATTGCGCGGATTTACAAGAACATGTACTTTCATAATATACTCACAAAAAAATAATCTATTCTATTTAGCGCACGTCCTTCATAGTCAACGTACCCCAATACGTCGTGCCGCCATCATAAGTGATAAATGTCCACAAGTCGCGAGCATTTGCAGCAGTTGTAGCAGGAGGAATTGCTCCACCAGCCCAATATACTGTATTCGCAAACGTTGGGAATCTACCACCAGTGCCATCATTGAGCAATAGTAGTGAGAACATTTGCGCAGTTCCAGAACTTGGAGCGTTCGTAAATGTAAACGTTGTATTGCCTGTCAATGTATGGCGGAAGTAGTTAGCGTTTGACAAGTCGACAGTATTCGCTGTTGAGGTTGATGTATTGACAACCATAAAGTCTTTACTTGACTTCAACGTTGCTGTCAAATTACCGCTCATCGTCACAGAATTGTTTGATACGTTTGCAACAAGAGTTGAAGAACCAACAGTGAATACATTTCGAGTTAGATTGAACGTTAGATTGGCTGATCCACCAGTGCTTCCATTATTGTTGAAAAACACTTGAGTGTTTGATCCACCAATTGGTCCAGTTGGTCCTTGCGGTCCAGTAACACCTTGCGGTCCTTGCGGACCAGTAACACCTTGTGGACCCTGAGGACCAGTTGATCCTGCTGGACCTTGAGGACCTGCAACGCCTTGAGGACCTTGAGGACCAGCAACACCTTGCGGTCCTTGTGGACCAGGGACATTAGAAACTCCACTTGGTCCTTGTGGACCTTGTGGTCCGAATACACCTTGAGGACCTTGTGGTCCTTGTGGTCCTTGTGGTCCTTGAGGACCAACGTCGCCCTTATCACCTGTCACAGCAAATGTGATAACAACATTTGCATTATCCGCAAACTGAGTAGTTACACCAGAGTTGTATGCAATTGGAATGTCAAAGTGATCGTTATGATCAATGTGATTTGCGATGATAGAGAAGAATACAAAGTTTGCACTATTGGCTTCTTCTGTGATTTTGATAGTCCCTTTGATTGAACTCGTTGAGTCGTCAATCGTTTGGATAAATGATGCAATATTTGAATCGCTTCTATCGATCACAGAAATACTCATTGTATTTGCTAATGAGAAATTAGTGTTTTCGACAACCACATAGCCATTGGCAACATTTTCTACATCAGTATCAGTATCAAACTTGTAATAGAATGACGCGCCACCAAAGTTACCAGTCTCACCTTTTGGTCCTTGAGGACCCTGCGGACCTTGTGGACCAACGACACCCTGAGGACCTTGCGGACCAGTTGCACCTGTTGGTCCTTGTGGACCCTCAACACCCTGTGGACCCTGTGGTCCTGTATTTCCTTGTGGACCAGATGGACCTGTTGGACCAGAGTTTACTGCAACTTTGATTACAGCTGATGAGTTGGCAACATAATATGTTTTACCAGTTGATTCGTTATGAACAAAGCGACCAATACCAATATCCGTCCAAATGTCTCTGCTACCACTAATAATCCATGAGCCATTGTTTAGCGTATACAAGTCACCATTTCTAATATCAAAAATATCATTTGTATCAGAAGTGAAGCCCAACACGGTGAATGTTGAACTTGCTTGAGAATATACACTAAATCCGTATGGGCTCTCACCCTTGAACTTATCGAGAATTGGATTGCTGTCCAAATCTAGCGTTAGAGTTGTGGCAGCATCAAGAGTTGTGTTACCAAGTTGTGTTGTAACAAACGTAAATTCATTACCAGTACGAGTTGCTTGAATTGTTACACCGTCTGGATAACTTGACCAACCGCCAGTAAAGGTGACATTTGCAGAACCATCAACTAATTTTACTGCATCTGATCTGAGGTAGTTGTACCAAATTTCCCAGCCAGTGATTGTACCGCCAGTATCGCGCAAGGCAGACAATGTATACTCGCGTCCAGTGTCTGGATCAACATACCAACCAACAAGAATACCGATTGTGTCATTGTCAGCATTAGTTGATGCAAGTTTTGCCGTCAACGTATAGTCTGAATATGATTCTGGTGAAACAAATCCAAGATAAGTTCCGCTATTTGTGGTGCTAGTGATGACGCCAGTATTTGCATCAAATGACCATGCGCTCAATTCACCAGAATTCGCTGGTTGATTTTCAGTAGCGTCGTGAGAGAATCTTGTCCAAGTATTGAAGATCGTTGCATAATCTGTCAAAGTATTTTGAGCAGCACTCAATTCACCATTTGTTTCAATGAAGTATCCTTTGACAAGAGTATAATCATTTTCTCTTTCGTAAGTTGCCGTGTTCGCCAAGAAAGATACTTGACCCTCAAGACCAACTGGTGCAACATTAGCAAGTTGTTGACCGTCAAGCAAGTCAGCATCAAGAGTAGACAAATGACCATCATTGCCAGCATGCCATACAGTATTACGATTGATCATCACACCATTGGCGCTGACGACATCAAAGTTGATTCTGTCATCAGCATCATTTGTCATGGTGAACGTCATTTCTGTCGCTTCACCACCAAGTGGATTCAATAACTTGATTGTTGCAGTATCGCTGCCACCACCAAATGCGTCATTAGGGAATCTAATACCACCATTTGCTCCTGAAGCAACATTCAAGCTGCTTACATTTGCGTTATGAGTGCTGAAGAGTCTTGCCGTTGAGTCAAATGTAAGATCAGTACATCCAACTGCCGTCATGCTGCTATTATAAATGATTTGTTTGTCAGCGCCAGCAACAGGACCTGTTGGACCTTGTGGACCCAACTCACCAGTTGAGCCGATTGCGCCTTGAGGACCCTGAGGACCTTGAGGACCTTCAACTCCCTGCGGACCTTGTGGACCCTGTGGACCTTGCGGACCATCAACACCCTGTGGTCCTTGAGGACCCTCTGGTCCTTGTGGTCCTTGTGGACCAAATAATCCTTGTGGACCTTGAGGTCCTTGTGGACCAAACACACCTTGCGGACCTTGAGGACCAAACAAGCCTTGTGGACCTTGTGGACCTTCTGGACCCTGTGGACCTTGTGGACCCTCAGCGCCTTGTGGACCCTGAGGACCATCAACGCCTTGCGGACCTTGTGGACCAACACTACCCCTATCGCCAGTTCTGCCAAATGAAACTAGAATTGCTTGATCGTTTACAAATGAACTTGAAGAACCAGTGATGTGCGTTACATCAATCTCATAGTATCCAGTTAGATCAGTGAGATCATTGATGTTATAAAGTTCAAATGTACCAGCATTTGTCTTATCAAAGATTTTCAAATAACCTTTGATTGTACTTGTACTATCATCAAATGCTGTCAAGAAGGTTAGAATATTTGAACCATCAGCATCAACGTTGTCAATATAAACTTTGGTTGTAAGTGTTGGAACAACATTATTGAACTTGAGTTTACCAACACCAGGGTCAGTACTTGTAACTTCATCATTGAATTCATAAGCAAAACTGATTCCACCATATGCGCCTTGCACACCTGATGGACCTGATGGACCCATTGGTCCTTGAGGACCTTGTGGTCCACGTGCACCAATCGCACCTTGTGGACCCTGTGGACCTTGTGGACCAACTTCACCAGTAACACCTTGCGGACCTTGTGGTCCAGTTTCGCCTTGTGCTCCCTGCGGACCTTGTGGACCCTGTGGACCCTGTGGACCTTGAGGACCTTGTGGACCAAACACGCCTTGTGGACCTTGTGGACCAACAATTAGACCAGCATCAACCCATTGTACAAGATCATCGTTATAGACATAAAGATGTCCAATGCTTGTTACAACATAAGCGTCAGCATCATTTGCTGAGCCAGGAAGATCAGTAACATCAATTACTGTACCAAGTACATTGATGCCACCACCAGGAACACCCTGTGGACCTTGCGGACCTTCTGGACCCTGTGGACCTTGTGGTCCGAATACACCTTGAGGACCTTGTGGTCCTTGTGGTCCAACTACACCTTGTGGTCCTTGCGGACCATCAACACCTTGCGGACCTTGCGGACCTTGTGGACCAATGAATGGACCAGCATCAACCCAAACAGCTGGATGCGGACAATCGTCCCAAACATATAGATGACCGTCAGCGATTACAATATATGCATCGCCAGCAGTTTGGTCAGTAATTGAATTGATTAGAATTTCATAAGTTGGTACAGTGCCAACAAGACGAATGCCAGCGCCAGGAATACCTTGAGCACCACTTGGTCCTTGTGGACCTTGCGGACCAATTGCACCTTGAGCGCCACTTGGTCCTTGTGGACCTTGTGGTCCTGTGAAACCACGATCACCTTTGACGCCTTGTGGACCTTGCGGACCTGTTGGTCCACGTGAACCTTGTGGACCACGACGACCTGTTGTAGCAGTAACTTCCCAAGTCATACCGTTGTAAATGAATTCAACAGTAACGCCTCGGAGATCAAGTCTTACAATTTGATCGCTACCTTCAATGGTATTATCTAATGATTGGATGAAGAGATTATTTGCGCCCCAATCATCACCGTCAGTAACTTGAACATAGCCACCAAGAACTGGAGTGTTTGGTAGTGTGATTGTGAATGGACCATTGACTGTTGTGTTAGCAACAATACGATCGCCATCAACTGCTGTGTAATCCAATGAGTGAACTGACCAGTGTTGTAGCGCACCGCTTGCACCTTGTGGACCTGTTGGACCAGCAACACCTTGCGGACCACGTGGACCAGCAACACCTTGAATACCTGATGGACCTGTTGGTCCCTGTGGACCAGATGGACCAGAAGCACCAACTAAACCTTGCGGACCAGTAGGACCCTGTGGACCAGCAAAACCTCGAGGACCAGATGGACCTTGTGGACCAATGTCACCTTGCGCACCTTGAGGACCAGCAACGCCAGATGGACCTTGCGGACCAGCAACACCACGTGGACCCGTTGCACCAGATGGACCAGCCTCACCTTGTTCACCTTGCGCGCCCGACGGACCAGATGGACCAGTAGGACCAACAGCACCAGTTGCGCCAGATGGACCTTGTGGACCACGCGCACCGCTTGGACCAGATGGACCTTGTGGACCTTCATCACCAACAGCACCAGATGGACCAATAGGACCTTGAGGACCTGCAGCACCAACCAAACCACGTGGACCTGAAGGACCTGATGGTCCAGCAAAACCTTGAAGACCTTGTGCACCTGATGGACCTTCTGGACCCTGTGGACCAGCAACACCTTGAGGACCTGATGGACCTTGAGGACCAGCAACACCACGTGGACCGCTTACGCCTTGCGGACCTTGTGGACCAGCATCACCCTTTACGCCTTGTGGACCAGAAGGACCTGATGGTCCAGATGGACCTTGCGCGCCAGCAACACCTTGTGGACCGCGAGCGCCTGCAGGACCACTTGGACCCTGTGGACCAATCTCGCCCTGAGCACCTTGTGGACCAGATGGTCCTGTGGGACCGCGACTACCAACAGGACCAGATGGACCAGATGGACCAGAAGCACCGCGAGGACCAGAAGGACCAGAGACACCTTGTGGTCCTTGAGGACCAGCAGCACCTGAAGGACCTTGTGGACCGCCTGACGGACCTGTAGGACCGAGTCCACCTTGAGGACCTGATGGACCTTGTGGTCCTTGAGGACCAGCAGGACCACCTGCGCCGCGACCAGTTGAAACTTTTACAACTGGTTTTTGAGTTGAAACTTTGATTGTCTGGCCAATAGCCGTGCTGACATTCGCTGACATATTACTGAGTTACCTGAGGGAGAACTGTAATGATTCCTTCGACGATTCTTGTAGTTAGATTCGCAGTATCCTTTTGTTTCACATCAAATAAGTAACGTCCAGCCTTTATATTGGAAGTTGTAGCAGAATTCATGGTAAGAGTGACATTGCCATTCGCTGAGTCTACTATCGTGACAGTCAAATTGGCTGTCACATTTGCTGAATAGTATGATTTACGAATTGACGACGTAAAAAGATAGCCTGTTATATTTAGAGGGCTTCCGTCGTCTTGGGTCAGATCGAGGTTATAGGAGAGATCTGTTCCCTGGTCAAGATCTAATTCTACAAATTGCGCCATTTAGGATTCCCCATTTTATTTTCTTATTTATAAAACGAGGAATCCACTTCTGCAAGATCAATCCCCTGTATATCTCTCCAATTTGAACTTTTTCTTGATCATATAATACTTACGATACCAGTTCCCTTCGTAAAATTTCTTCGGCGATTTATGAGAATCTAATTGTTCAATAGTGCCTGGACCATAAGAAGCAGAAAAATCTTCAGTTGTTTTGATTGGGATAACTTGCAGCAATGGAGTTCCTGCTGGGATGGTAATATCTAATCTTCTTTTTGGGGAAAAGATCACATTTGCAGTCGTGAACTCTCTATAATCTACAACTCCAGGATAGAGATATAGATCCTCAAGATATGGGCAGTGATAGAAAGCAGGAAGCAATAACGCAGAAACGTTTCTCTTTCCGTAGATTTTCCATGGACCTGGCATATTCCATGCAGTTGGTTTGATATCATCTTTGAATGTGAACAAACCATTTGTAACATCAGTAGCCATTGGAAATGGTTCTCTTACTGGAAGTTCTGGTGGATGAATTTCCATTGGATTTGAGAATGGATGTGGTTTCGGTTTTGCTGCCTTATCGCCTGATGACGATCCATATCGAATCACAGTGCCTGCTTTATTTGATTTGATATGAATATCAATCCATGCTGTGATCAGATAACCCATGCGAGAGTAATCATGCATTCCAGGGCATCCTGGGAAATTATAATTACCCTGTTCTTTTTCTTGAAACTCTTTGAAAAATGGTTTTACATCTTTCGCAAGAAGAATTGGGTAATGTGTATAGACCTGTCGACTCGAGTCAACAAATTCTAGATCAGGAGTTTCTTTTGAAAAGAAATTGAATAACTTATTCATCTTCATGTTTTCTCTTTCTCAATTCCCAAGTATAATGATGAGTGCGTGTGTGCTGAGCCTTTTGAATCTTTTCAATGTGCTTCTTCTCAGCCATTGACATTGGACGAACTTTTGGTTTACGATTATTGAATGAACCACGCTTGACTGGAATTGCCGTTACTAGTGGTGTTCCTGCAGGCAGACTTCCGTCAAAGTCAGGAACTAACCAAGCCGCAGGAAAATTCACTTCCTTTGGATATGCATCAGTATCAACATATCCAGCAAGGCATCGGAAAGGTTGATCAAAATGATTCATTGGCGGGATAAACAAGGTTGACCAACCTGGCTTTGTTTTGATTACCCAACGATTGATAAACTTGACAGGATTGCCATGCTTGAATCCCAGCGCAGCCTTACCACCAACCTGACCTGCGTCGTGGAACTCAGCAACCGTAAGTCCTGGAGGATTTATAATCTCAATTTGTGTACAGTTGTGATTTGTTGCAACATGAAGATCGCCAGCAAGTGGAATTGTAAACCCAAGAGACATAGCGTCGAGCATCGGTAAACACTTCTTTGCTGTCATAGTTGGATTGCCAAAAACATCTCGTTTACCAGGATCAAATGTTGGCGCAAGGTCTTTGAACCATTTCGGAAGATATTTTACAGCAGGGCGAGGTTCTGGAATTACACCATCGAAATCTGGATGACAATAAAATTCCATTACATCATTGCCCCAAAACTTGAGCAAATTTTTCATATCAATGAGTCCTCTCGCCCATAACCCAGCATACTAACGATTTACGAACACCAGAGGTGACAGGCGCAACACGATGTGGCATAAATGAAGAGAAGAAAATAACTTCACCACGTTTTGGTTTTAGGACTAGTGGTTCGTTGACTCTGCCATGTGGAACTAATTGAAACTCACCACCGCCATAATCATCTGGATCAGTGAGCATGATACTAGCACTAATTTTACGAATGTAATTGGTACTGCCAATGTCCATGTCCATGTGCCAATCATAATGTTGTTTTGTTCTGGCTTTATAGACGGTATACTGAAAATTATCGAAACCGTCAATATTATACATGAAGTGGTCGTAATTTACTTGAGAAAGCAAACCACCAAATTTTTGAAAAATCCAGTCTGAGTTTTGATCGTGCATAAGCCACATGATATCACTATCGCGCGCTTTTTTATTCACGGATCCTGTGCTTGTGGTGCCACCGATCTGACCTCGTTGAAACTTTTGTAAGTCTTCAAGATCAATAATCTTGTCGCATTCTTCGTCGGTGAATATTTGGTTTGTGATGCAATACTGATCTAGTTTTTTTGCATACCTTTGCACTTTGAATGGCATAACAACTCCACATTTTGCAGAATAAACAATTATACTATATTTAGTCGATCTTTACAACTATTTGACCGCCTGTAGGTACAACTACTGGGTAGTTGGCAGAGTCAGGATACACATATGTATCTACTGGTGTTGGTGGAACATATGGTGCTGGTTCTCCAGCATTGTATCCTGCAATATTTCCTGGAGCATTATAGTTTGCGCTTGCGCCAGCACCACCTGGGAAATAAACACCAAGAACATTTGTTGGGCTTCCTGCTGTACCAAGAATTGGTGGGTTATACGTTGCAGGATTGCCAGCATTATATGATGCGGCTGTATTACCTGAATAAGTTGCTACGTTTCTTGGATTATAAGTTGCAGGATTACCAGCATTGTATGAAGCAATATTATTGCCAGTAAATGTTGCAGGTGAAGGTGGATTATAACTTGCTGGATTGCCAGCGTTGTAATTAGCAAGATTGTTGCCAGTATAAGTTGCAGGATTTCCAGCATTGTATGAAGCAGCGCTGCCAGCATTATAATTGGCAAGAGTGTTTCCTGAATAAGAAGCAATGCTTCCAGGATTGTAAGATGCGACATTTCCTGCGTTATATCCAGAAACATTGTTGCCAGTATAACTTGCAGCAGAGCCAGCATTATACACAGCAGACCCAGGATTATATGCTGCTATGTTTCTTGGATTATACGTCGCTGTTGTGCCAGCGTTGTAGTTAGCGTTGTTGCCAACATAACCAGAAATATTTGTTGGATTATATGATGCTGGTGATCCAGAATTATAATTTGCTGATCCAGGATTATAACCAGAAACGTTTCTTGGATTATATGAAGCAACAGTTCCAGGATTATAGTTTGCACTATTGCCAGAATATCCAGAAACATTGTTGCCAGTATAAGAAGCAGGTGAACCTGTGTTGTAATTAGCAGAACCTGGATTATAATTTGCTACTGTCGGTGGATTGTATGAAGCAACAGTTCCAGGATTATAGTTAGCAGATCCAGGATTATAGTTTGCTACTGTTGGTGGGTTGTAACTTGCTGGAGTTCCAGCATTGTAATTCGCTGATCCTGGATTATAGCTGGCAACATTTCTTGGATTATAAGTTGCAACTGTTCCAGCGTTATAGTTTGCTGTACCTGGATTGTAATTCGCAATAGTTCTTGGATTATAAGTTGCTACAGTACCAGCATTATAGTTCGCAGTTCCTGTGTTATAATTTGCCACTGTTGGTGGGTTATATGACGCTGGGTTTCCAGGATTATAATTTGCTACACCTGGATTGTATCCGCCAGTCGCGTTTCCAGGTGATCCTGGAATTGATGAGTAATAAATGTAGACATACAAATTGATTGCTTCGTGCGGACCTGCTGCTGGATTACCATATGCATCGGTTGGGGCTGGAGCTGGTCCTGATCCAGATTGCGGATAATATTGAAATCCAATTTGAACAGGATCTTCATAGAAGAAATAATCAAATCCAAAATCATGAACATAGAATGTTCCAAACCAGTTTGTTGCTGTCGGTGGATTATATACTTGAGTGTTGCTAGAATAGCCAGCAATGTTTCTTGTATTATAAGTTGCGGGATTTCCAGGAGTAAAGTTGGCGTTGTTACCAGAATATCCAGCAACGTTTCTTGGATTATAAGTCGCCGCCGTTCCAGGATTATAGTTTGCTGTGTTACCAGAATACCCAGCAACGTTTCTTGGATTATATGTTGCTGCAGTGCCAGGATTGTAATTTGCAGTATTTCCTGAGTATCCTGCTACGTTGCGAGGATTATATGATGCTGGATTGCCTGGAGTGAAGTTGGCATTGTTACCAGAATATCCAGCAACGTTACGAGGATTATATGTTGCAGCGTTTCCTGGAGTAAAGTTGGCGTTGTTACCAGAATATCCAGAAACATTTGTAGGATTATAACTTGCTGGAGAACCAGTATTGTAGTTAGCCGAGCCAGGATTATAACCAGAAACGTTTCGCGGATTATATGATGCTACATTGCCCGCATTATAATTTGCACTATTCCCAGAATATCCAGCAATATTGTTGCCAGTATAAGATGCTGGAGAACCTGTGTTATATGTCGCGCTTCCCGCGTTATATCCTGCTACGTTTCTTGGATTGTAAGTAGCAGGAGTGCCAGCATTATAGTTGGCATTGTTGCCAGTAAATCCAGAAACGTTTGTCGGATTATATGATGCGATGTTACCAGTGTTATAACCAGCAACGTTGCGAGGATTGTAACTGGCAATATTATTGCCAGAATAAGACGCTGCGCTTCCTGAGTTATAATTTGCATTGTTGCCACTATATGAGGCGACATTGTTGCCAGAATAGGAAGCAGGATTCCCAGAATTATAGTTGGCATTGTTGCCAGTATAAGATGCTGGGACTGGCGGATTGTAACTTGCTGGGTTGCCAGCGTTATAGGTCGCAGCATTATTGCCAGAATAAGATGCCGTGGTTCCAGCGTTATATGTTGCAGGGCTACCTGAATTGTAGGTTGCTGCGCTGTTTCCTGTATATGTGGCTGGTGTTCCTGGAGTTGCGTTAGTACCTGTGCCTGCGCGTCCAGAGACTGAAGCATTGAATCGACCGTATGGGATCGTTATGCTGGATGTATTATTGAAAGTGGTTGTGTTTCGAAATGCCGAACCGATCCAGCTTTTCAACAGGTCTGTGTGTATGGGCATCTATACCAAAATCCATTGCTAGTTTGGATATTTAGTATTTACCGAATCAATCGTATCGATCAGGAATTTCCCAGTCATTGACCACATCTGGAGGGAGAAGAATACTCCTCGAGATGGCTCTATTTTCCAGTTTTCGATTGATATAATCGACGCCAGAATACTTACGATATTCTTCGAAGAACTCGTCGCTGAAACTATCCAAGAAATTGCGAAATTCTTTTCTAGATTTTTCTCGATTTCTATTGAGTTGTTCGTGCGAGACAACCTGATTCACATCTTGTTTAGTGATATATCGGTGTGTATCTGTCAAGTGATAGCAATGAATTCTTCTTGGAGCGCAAAGTTTATATCCAGCCGCAAATGAAGCCAGCGTCATATATTGTTCTTCGCCCTCAAAGAAAATGCGAGGATTCATCCCAACGTTTCTCAACCAATCACTATGTGTGAAGAAGTTTCCAGCAAATAAGTGAATGGTTGGGTGTAGATGATCTTGTGTCGCTTCTCGAAACTCTCCGTGAGCGCCAAGAATATAATTCTCATGGAAAGACCAATATCCTGCTTTGACAGTAATATTGCCATGACGATCAAGGAATGGCGTTCCATCCTCTTGCATTCTAAATGAACCACAATTCGCGTCAATGATGATTCGATCAGTTTGATGCTGTTGCATTCCAAGTTTGAAATCATTGATCAAATAGCGATCCCAATTCTTATCAAAAAGCATATGAGAGTCTACTTGATAGTAGAACTCTTCATCATCGAGTTGAATCGAATTTAGATGTCTTGCCCAACCAACGCCATCTGAGAATTTGGCATCAATTCTTTTATATCGAACATTTTTATTTTGAGCAAGATCTGGATATTTGGCTTCTAGGCTATCAGCATAGTCAGTTTGTTCAAAGACGCCATAAGTTATTTTTGTCAGTTGAGATTGCATCTCCATCATATTGCGTAGAGTTTGGTGGAGAAGCGGATCTCTATATGAGACGATACTGACAAAAATTTTCATTAGCAACCCCTCTTACCCATTACCCATACGTTCAATGACTTTCTCGTTCCAGAAGTGATTGGTACGATTCTTGACGGCATCCATGGAGCATAAAATACTACGCTACCAAGATTTGGTTTGATTGGCATGACTTCATTCGGATCGCCAGTATTCATGATCTCAATTTCACCCCCCAAATATTCTTCTGGGTCAGTAAGCATAATCGATGCGCAGATCTTTCGTTCCCAATTTAGAAACGCGAAGTCAACATCGTAATGCCAACCATATTCTTGATTCTTTTTATATTTGGCATATTGAAATGCATCGAAGCCGTCGATATCATACATGAAGAAATCGATATTGATACGACCAATAAGTCCAGAAAACTTATCAAAAAGCCACTGAGTGTCTTGATTTGGCGGTAGGACTGCTAGATCTGCTTGATTCTTGCCATTTGTTTGTTCTTTAGAAAACATAAGTTTCTTTTCTAAAGAAGTTACTTTATCGACTTCTTCTTGCGTCAGAAAGTCTGAAACAACAGCAAATTTAGAGAGGATACGATTGTATTTGACAACTTGAGGCATAACGAACTCCACTATTCATGATCAACTATTATAACCTATTTATTCGATTCTTACAACTATTTGTCCACCTGATGGAACTTCAATTGCGTGATTTCGATAATCAATTTCTTGGTTCTCAAAGTAATAACTAATCTCTTGCTCATTGACATAAACGCCAGGAGCGCAAACACCACCACCTGGGAAGTAAACACCAAACGCATATCCAGGTTCTCCAGGAGTTCCTGGGATTGGGAAGTTATAAGTGCTTGCACTTCCTGGATTATACGTTGCTACAAAGTTTCCAGTGTAACTTGCAATATTGTTGCCAGTATATGTTGCTGGATTACCAGAGTTATAACCAGAAACAAAGTTAGAAGTGTAAGACGCTGGGTTGCCAATATTATATGATGGAGGTGGTGCTGGATTGTATCCACTAATTGTGTTGCCAGTATATGTTGCTGGGCTACCAGAATTGTAGTTGGCATTGTTGCCAGTATATCCACTGATCGTATTTCCAGAGAAACCGCCCACAAACGTTTCATTATATGTTGCTGGACTTCCAGCGTTATAATTGGCATTATTTCCAGTATATGCACCAATTACATTTCCAGAGAAACCACCAACAAACGTTGGATTGTATGTGGCTGGATTACCTTCATTGTATGTTGCTGGATTGCCGCCAGGGGCAAATCCAGCAGAGAAGTTTCCTGTGTAATTTCCAGCATTACCTGTATTATAATTTACATTGTTGCCTGAATAGTTACCAACAGTAGAAGGATTATAGTTTGCTATGTTACCAATATAATCCGCAACGTTTCCTGGATTATAGTTGGCAGGTGGGCTTGCTGATGGCGTACACTCGTAATTGGTAACTGTATATTCAATAATTTCTGGAGTTCCAGGAGGTGGACCATAAAAACTTGTTGGAGTTGGGCAGCTTGGATCGCTTCCGCTTCCATAATAAGTGCCGCTACCAATTGGGCTACCATCAAACGCAAATACGATTGAATAATTTGTAGTAGAGTTCCAAGTCACACCACCAGCAGCAGGATTATACCCTGCAACACTTGTTGGGTTATAACCTGAAATGTTTGTTGGGTTGTATGTAGCAACATTTCTTGGGTTGTATGATGCAATGTTTCCAGGAACATAGAAAGCATTTCCTGGAGTAAATTCTAGAGGATTATACCCAGTGATTGTTGGTTCATTATATGTCGCAGGATTACCGCCAGAAAGAACTGGATTGTATGTTGCATTGTTACCAATGTAACCATCTAACGTGCCAGCATTATATTCAGCAGTTGCAGTTCCAGAAGTTCCAGGCTCATTACTTATTACACTGTATGTAATATAAATGTTTTGACCAATAGCCTCATGCGGACCTGCTGCTGGATTGGCGTAAACATTTACTGGATCAGGCAGCGTGGGCGTTGTCAAAAATTGAGGATAGTATTGAAATCCAATTTGTACTGGATCATCGAAGAAAAACTCAAGCTGTCCATTGTCATTACTAAAAAATGATGCGCTCCAATACACCAATCCACCGCCTGATGGTGGATTATATACCTGCACGTTTCCAGTATACGAAGCAACACCTTCGTTATAACCTGCAAGATTTCCTCCAGTACTTGGATTATATGTCGCAGGATTTCCTGGTTCGTAGATAGCAGTAGACATTAGTAAGTTAGAACCCCATTAGCATAGAAATTTGGGCTAGACTTATACTTATTATTGAATGTATAGACCGTATATGGATAGTTGATTGAAACAATCGCATTGATTCGAACTGCGTTGCCATTCTTATCAACAAAACTATCGCCCACTTGTACCTTCGCCACATCACCCAAAGATCTATATCCTTGCATTGTCAAGTTTGGATTCATAGAAGCATAACCCTTTCCAATGACGAAGAATGGGTGATCATCAGACGCTCTGACAGAAATGCTATTTTCTAGAATGTATTCAAACATCACTCTGTTCACGCGAGTGATAATCTCTGAAACTTCGTTTGTTTCATGCTCGCCTGTATCTGGGTTATACGACAAGATTTGATCACCAACTTGAATTGTTTCAATTGCCTTGGTTGAACCATCAGCCATTGAGATGAGCGTGTCACCAGCAAAGCAGCAACCACCGCCACCAATTGGTGTTGGCTCATTATAACCACCAATTGTTGGTTCGTTATACGTCGCCACTGTGCCTTCGTTGTATGTTGCAGCAGTGCCTTCGTTGTATAGTGCAGTTCCTGCGTTATAAACCTCAGTGCTTCCACTTGGATTATATCCTGAAATAGTATTTCCAGTGTAACTTCCTACTGTGCCTGGATTATAATTTGCGATATTTCCAGCAACATAATTTGCAATTGAGCCTTCGTTATAAATTCCTGTGGCGTTATTGCTGATGTAATTAGCAATGGTTCCCTCATTATAAATTTGTGCACCAGGAGTATTGAATGTTGCGGTAAAGTTTCCAGTATAAGTTGCAGGATTACCTGTATTATAATCCGCAATTCCTGGATTATACACAGCATTACCGCTATTGTATCCAGCAACACTAGTTGGATTATATGTTGCTGGACTTCCAGTATTATAATCACCAACCCCTGTATTGTACAACGCATTACCGCTATTGTAGCCACCAATATTGGTTGGAGTGAATGACGCTGGATTGCCAGTATTATAGTTTGGATCAGCAGATCCAGGTGGATTATATCCAGAAATTGTAGCAAAGGAGCAGTCAGTGAATGGAGTGCCTGGAGTAAATACTGCTGAATTGCCAACAAAGCTGTTTATATTACCAGCATTATAGATAGCAGTGCCTTGATTATAATTGGCATTATTATCTGCATAAGTAATTGCATTACCAGCAGTAAATCCTGAAGGGTTGCCAGTATTATAATTCGCATTGTTTCCAGTATATCCACCAATGATATTGCCACCATAAGTGGCTGGTGTTCCAACATTATATGCGCTTGCTGTTCCTGGATTATATCCAGAAATATTTGTTGCATTATAACTGCTTGGATTGCCAGTATTATAGTTTGCACTGTTGCCAGTATATGTTGCAGGATTTCCTGGAACTGCTGGAGAGCAATCGTAGTAGATGATATAAGAATAAACTTGTGCTCCACCACCAACCACGAATCCTGGGAAATTTGGAAAATTGCTTGGTGTTACAACAGTCGTTGAGTCTCTCAGAGGACATCCAACAGAAGTCCCCGTACCCTCAAAGGCGAGTTGCTCATAATAGAAATAATCTTCGTCGAAAATTGTTTCAATAATAACACCATACCAGTTTACAGTGGCTGGATTATATGTGAGTGGACTACCTGCGTTATATCCTGAAATTGTATTACCAGTAAACCCAACAGGATTGCCAGTATTATAATTCGCATTATTGCCTGAATAAGCAGAGATACTATTTGAACCGTTGACATATGTTGCAGGATTTCCTGGAGTATACGTCGCAGTTCCAGTATTATATCCATTGATATTTCTTACATTATAACCACCAGGTGTAGCGGCATTATAAGTTGTGCCGACACCAACGTTATAACCTGCAACATTTGTTGCGTTATATCCAGAAATGTTGCCAGCATTATATTGAGCGCCACCTGCGCTTCCTGAGTTATATCCTGTTATGACTGCTGGGTTGAATCCAGTCCCACAAGGATTATAGATTGCGTTGTTACCACCACTAGCTGGAATTTCAGTATTTCCAGTATATGACGCAGGATTACCAAAATTATAATTAGCACTGTTACCAGTATATGAGGCAGTGAATCCTGGATTATATGTTGCAGCAACGCCAGAGTTATATGAGGCTGCGCTGTTGCCAGTGTAAGTTGCAATGTTTCCAGGAACTGGACAGTTACCTGATCCACCACGACCTGAAACGTAAAGACGATTTCGACCATATGGAACAAACATATTTCCATATGTGTTGAATACAGTGGAACCGCGTGTAGCGGTCCATGTTTTTTCTAATTCATCAATACGCTTTGGCATCTTTTATTATCTGAAGTCTTTTACAGCCAAAGTACCAACGTATGTTGATCCACCGTCATATGATGTAAATGTCCATAGATCTTTGCTGCTTGATCCAGTTGTCGATGGTGGAATTGCGCCACCAGACCAATAAACAGTATTAGCAAAAGAATAGGTTCTTCCACCAGAACCGTCTTGAATTACGATGAGCGAGAATGTCACAGCAAGACCATTAGATGGTGCATTGACAAAGGTAAAGGTCGTTGGTCCATTCAATGTATACTTGAACCAGTTTGATGAACTCAAGTCTACACTTACTGCACCTGATACAGTGCTTGACGAAATGAAATCTTTTGTTGCTTTGAAGTTTGCTGTTACGTTGCCCATGACAACGTTGGCTGGAAGATTATTATACTCGAGTGACCATGTATTTTCTGATTCGTCCCAATGCAAATCAGCATTTGCTGTTCCCGCAGTTTGTCCGCGACGAACTCGGAAGTATCCATCTCCGCCACCAGTAGCAGAGAATCTCAATGAGTATACGTCTGCATCCGTAACAGCAGGAGCAAGGATAGGATCTGTAACAGAAAGTGTTCTCACATATGCTGTGATGATGTTTGCGTTGTCAATATTAGCAAGATTACGGACAATTAGATTACCTGTTGCAGTGTTACTTGCAACATTTAGATTATATGCAAAGACATTATTCGTAACATTCAGCGTGCCAGTAACATTTACATTCGCAAAGATAAAGGTATTTGGATGAATGTTCAGTGTTGCGAACTGTTCTGTGTTTGCGATATTCACTGTTCCAGCATTGATCGATACAGTTACCACATTGACATTGATAATACCATGAGAGACATTCGTGAAACTAATATTAGAACCATAGAAAGCCGTGTTTGTATTTACAGTGAATAGATCTGTTTCACCCATTCTTCTAAACTCAATATCACCAGCATCGACATAAACATGATTCGTAGAATTGTCAACTTCGATATTGTGAACAGTTAGAGTTCCATCGATATTCGTGTCGTCTTTGACGTCAAGGATTACTCCGCCAGCAGAGTTTGCGATGCGAACGTAACCCTCTGAGATCACAACGTTGCCAAAATGCTTGACGAAGTCGCCGCGACAAATTTCGTTCACGTCGTTTGCCACGAGGTTGTCGTTGATACGCCATTGATTGAACGTATTTGACACCGTTGTTAGGTAAACATTTATTGTATTTGCCATGTTATTTCTCGCCGCCGACCGCTTTTAGTATTTGATTGAGCATAGACTTGATGTCAGAGACTTCTGACTTCAGATTATTTATTTCTTCCTCGACCATCTTCGTTCGCTTCAACTCAGCCATTTTCTGCTGATGTTTTGCGACTGCAGATTTGTTTGTGTTCAAGATCGCAAAATTATTCAAATCTTTCACATAGTTTAGATTGTCACTCACTTTTGCTTTTTCTCTCATATCAACCCTCTGGAACAGCACTGATTCTAAGATTTTTCACTCTAGGTATCAACGATTGATCTGTAGTAATCATACAAACTTTGATTTGGAAATTCTTGAACGTTCCACCGATAGGGTATGAAATACCATTTTCGATATAACTAATTCTATTCTCATCTAGAGATGGACGGAATTCCAACCCAATAAATGTATTAGGATTTCTTGAATAATCATCCTTGACTTTACTCATCAACTTCCAGCTCTTATCTGAAATTCTTTCTGGATCATCTGCAGATAGAACCTTATAATAGACAAGAATATCTGTACCTGTTGGACGAACTGCATCCATAAACACACGCAAGTCGCCAGATTCGAATCCATCTTCAAGAACGATTTCGCGAGTGATATACTTAGATAGGATGTTACCACCAGACTTACCATCTTCACCAGAAACAACAGCAGCTGCTGTTGAGCCGCCAGTTGTACCGCCGAAGGTTGGAGCCTGAATAGCAACAGTTGGTGTCGTTGTATATCCACTACCGATATGCGATAGAACGATTGAACTGACTGTATTACTTCCATCTGTGTTTGCAACAGCAAAACCAGCAGCGCTGGTGCCATTACCACCAGTGATCGTCAACGCATACAAACCAACATTATATGCTGGATATGGATAGTATGTGTTTCTGAAAGAAATAGCCGCAGTATTCACAGCAGTATTTGTACTTCCGTGGACAGTGATTGATCCTAGAGGATCTGCTGAAGAAGTATTTGAGCAAATATATTTCGAGCCGAAGTTTGTAATGGCAATTTTAGTATTTGACAAACCAGCGTTATTGATAAGGAACGTTGCTGCTGTCAAAGACAATCTTTCAAGATTTACAATTGGAGAAACGTCAGCGTCTGAAGATGACATATCAGCAGTCAACACAAAGCTGTTAGCGTTACCCTGAACAAGTCGGCGACGATTGATTGAGTTCTTTGATGACTTATCAGAGATTGTTCCGAACTCAATAGTCTTGAATGGATCTAGATCAATACCATTCGTTTCTTGAGCAAGAGTTGCTGAGTATACACCCTTCAATGAGTAGTCAACCAATCCAACTGGGAATTTGAGGTCAGCAGAGGTCAACATAACACGATCAAGGTCAATGTTTGCTACTGGTGGAGCATCAAGAGCAAATCGTACAGTACCAGAGGTATCAAAGGCTGCTTTGTTTAGAACAAACATCAAATCTTGATTTTGATATGGTGTCCAGGTTGATGAGTTTTGTGAGCGGAAGAATGAACCAGCATATGGCTGCTCAGAAATTCTAACTGTTGTAGTAGTTGAAGAACCGAGAACATCTGTTCCGAGTTCAGCAACAAACAACTCATAGTCAGGTGAGTCTGAACCGATAACGATAGCATACTCGCGATTTGGTTCCAAATATACAGGATCATCGAAAGTAAACTTTGTTGCTGTCAATGGATCATTTACGCTTGGAATATCAGAAACGTTTACGTCTTTGGCGCTCACGCTCTTAGAAGCAAGATAGTTCTTGGTTGGGAATCCATTCTGTACTTCTGCAATTTTCACTGTAACTGGAAGTTGTAGACTTCCGCGTGTGAGTGTCTTTGAGTTCTTGAAGTACGTTGAAACAGATGGCTTACTCTTGAAGAACAAATCAACAGAAGTGCAGTAGATACCATAATCTTGTTTATTTGAGTTTGGCTTTGGAGTAAAGAATGTTTGAGCCATACCATCGCCAAGAGGAATTCTTGGGATAGTAGAGGCTGTTGATCCAGTTACTGGTGGCTTGACAGGAGTTCCAACTGCAGGGCGATCTGTTGGTGCTGCAGGAACAACGAGTGAACTGCCGTCTGTTTCTGATACAGGTGGTAGAACTGGCGTTGTTTGAATTCTCTGCGTAGTTTGTAGAATACCAGAAGCAGAATACGTCGCACAAGCGCGCATTCCATAATCTGGATCATTATAACGAGCAGTATCCGTGATCGTGAATAGACGATTACCAGTCTTGAACTTGAATCCAGCGTAAGATGGAATATGGAAAAGTCCAGCAACCGTTCCGTAATTGTCTACATCGTGATTGCCGACCGTATACTTTGTCGTAGAATCAGGAGAGAAACTCAATGCGCTATTGAGTGCTAGATTTGCTCCATCCACAGAGAGAACTCTCTTGATTTCACCAACACCTGTACCGCTTACGAAGTAAATTAGATTGGCGTCAGATGGATTGTTTCCATTATTCGAATTGACATGAATAAAGTCTGTCGCACCATATGTGTTAGCAACTACACCAGAACGATGGATGTATGATGTTACAGCAATGTTTACAGCAGCATTTTGAATACTCTGAATTGTATTCCCAGAAGAGAATGTTAGAGTATGGATTTTATTTGCATAGAGTGCTTCTGCACTTGGCAAAGAAGCATTCCAAATTTTACAAGGATCTGTATTGCTTGAGTTTTGTGTAAATGAACCTTGGATAGGCTCAATTGCTAACATGCCCTGTCCACTAGTATGGAAATAACGAACGATGCCACGGAATGTTGCAAGGTCGTATCTTTGTGAACCATCAGCCGTTTGATAGACAATATCGCCTGGTTTATACTTTCCAGCAACAACAGTTAGCGAAACACCAACTGGGAAAACGTTAGCGTTCAAATAATTTTGCTTTAGATAAACTAGATTTGGACCAGAGATCGAGATAACTGTTGCATATGCATTACCTAATTGAGGAGAGATAACACCCTCGCCTGCATAGTATCTATCTGCTGTATCAGAATCAACTACAGAAACAACATTTGAGTTTGAATATGTGATCGTTGTTTTTACATTTTGGAAGTACAACTGAGCATTTTCATCTAGATCACCATCCAATTGACGAATGGTTACTGTTCTGTTGGTTGAGTCATAAGATTGAACCAAACCATTGAAAGTATTGACTGTTGCACTAGTTCCTTGCCATAGGATATCTCCAGGATAAACTTGCGCAGCATTATTCCGATCAACCTCAACGATCTTTTTAGCATCAATGACAACTCTGTTACCTGCTTGACAGAAACCATTTACAGCCACATCGTCAAAAAAGATACGTGAGATTTTGTATGGCTTCAAGTTATTAGCCACAAATTCTACTTCTCGCCCACGAATATATGGGACAAGATTTGTATCTACGACAACTTTACCAGATTGTGTTGTAATCGCCATATTTTATCTCTTACCTAAAGTTAGTTTCTATCATAGTTGAATTCTAGCAAATCATCTATAGATCTGCCGCCACCGCCACCACTTTCTGCGCCTCTGCCGCCATTGGCAAGCACGATTTGTGGTGTTGTGGTTGGATTGGTTGATTCGTAGATTGGTTCTGGATCAACAAATGTCGTAAACTCAGTTGTTGCTGGAACCCACTTAGAATCATCAAATAGTCCACCATTGGTAAACATATCACCAAGTGAATATGATGTTGCACCGAATGTGAAATTTACACCAAAGTTGATTGGCGAAATTCTGAACCATGGATCATATTCTAGAATAAATTCTGGGAATGGTTCTGGTTCTTCAACTATTCCTGGAGGTGGAGCTGGTTCCTCTGGGATAACAGGGCGATCTGGTCCAACTGGAACAACAACTACGATGTCATCGTCTGTTGCAGGTGGTGGATCAGTACCTGGATCTTCAACGATCACCACGTCAGCATTTGCTTTTGGTGGCGGTAACGTTGTAGGTGGTAGAGGCTCAATGACCTTCTCACGAATAACCGTTACAGTTTCAACGATTCTTTCTGGAACCGTGATGACTTCTGGCTTCAACGTCTCAGATACCCAAACGTCTGTTTCTGGTGTCAAAGTAATTGAACCATTGAACTGACCAAACAAGAATGGTTGCACGGAAACAGATTTATCAGAAGCAAGACCTTGAGTGATTGCTGGAACTTCAGTATAACTCAAGCAAACAGTTTTCTTATTGACCGTGGTGTTTTCTTTATCGATTGGCTTCAAGCCAAGTGAGTAAACTTTCATTGCAGGGATCATGAATCCACCTTCAAGCGCAACGTTGAAATCTGTGCTCTTGTAGTCTGCAATGTTGAAGTTTAGGAAGTTTTCACCAACTAGACCATACTTCTCTTTCTCAGTGCCATCTTCATATTGAGTCTTGTCGCCCATTGCCAACTTTTCAACATTGTTCAACGAAGTGAAGAACTCAACTCTCTCAAGACGCTTGTCCATACGAGAAATATCTTTCATCGTATAACGCTTGTTCTCGTTATACTTTAGACGAACTTCACGAACATCTGCCACATAAGGTGGGAGATATAGTGTGTAAAGTGTCATTGCGTCATCAGAATCAGCAGGTGGGAGTGGCTGTGGAGCAGCCTTACCCTTGATGACTCTAAATTCTTTATCTTTTGACAATACAAGTTTATCAATACGTGGTAGATAATAATCGTATGACAACTCTGTTGTCTCGTCAGGAGATGAAATGGCTGGAACGATATATTTCTTGTCACCATCACCTAGAATCTGAGTTGGTCTAAAGTCTAAGCAATCTCTTAGATTGTAGACAGTGCCTGTTGATGAGGTGTAGACAGGAATCGTTCCGTTTTCATATTCTTCTTGAGCATATGAATCAACAGAGAAGAACGAAACGTTTGTGCCAGTTGCGTAGATATGCTGATAGAAGTCAACATGCACAAGAAGTTTTGCGCTTGGAGAATCGTATCCATCTTTTAGAATCAATTTAGCGTGTTCATAGCGATCGTCTTTCTGACCATAATCGATATAGAAGTGATCAGTGATATCAGTGTATACGGTCGCGTTTGGTAACATTGTAGAGTTACCTGCAATGACCTTACGAACACGAACTACGTCTGGAACATATAGTGAAATGGCATCGCCTGGACGAACTGTCGTATACTCAGTATTTGAAACAAACACTAGACCATTAGCCATGTCAACATTACCATAAGGAATGTTGGCGGTTGGGCTAACTCTCAATTCAATGTTTGTATTAGCGTTTGTTGTAGTCGTTGGATAGTTGAATGACGTGAGCGTATACTCTGTATTGCTGTGCAACACTTTTCTACGAATCTTATCTTCAGCATCGTTTTGTTTTACAAAGACAATAATGTCGACTGAATTCAATCCAGTTAGACCAGTATCAATTGTCAAAGAGTCGTTTGTTTTCGTGATATTTCCAGCATCTAGTTGGAGAATATCACCGTTTGACACGCCAGTCTCAGAGCCTTTGTCTCTTACGACTACGATTAGATTATCTTGAACTGCAGAGGTTGAATCTGCCCATGGAAGAGTTTCGAATGTAGTTGTAAGACCCTGACCACCTGCGATTTCGAATATACCGCTTCCAGGTGATGTTGGCGGACGATCAGAAATAATCTTATTGTGAACATAATCGCAGTTGTTGATCGAACCGCGTTTTGCATATGTTCTTGGTAGTCTGAATACCAAACTTTGCTTCAATGTGTCTTCAGTTGAAGTTTCTCCAGTTGTGTACTTGGAGTATGCAGAAACATTCATAGAAGAATTTGACACAACAGCTTGATTGTTTGCTACAATCGGACCTGCAATGAAAGCCTCAGCATGATCAATCTTGAAGTTCAATTGAACTACGCTTGTTCCATTCGGAACTGCACCACCAACTTTTGCGCCATCATCAAATTCACGATCTAGCGTTGCCTTTTTACTTGAACCATCATAGTCTGTAATCAAGCGCGTTTGATTTGTTACGTTTGAGGAATATGCAGTTTGTTTGAATACTTGTAGAGGGAATGCTGCAGAAGTTGACAAGAACGTACTTGTAAACTCAGTATTGACTAAGAATGTATTGTTGTTTGGTACGTTTACAACTTCTCTAACTTCGTTATTGATGCGAATAATATCACCAACATTGACCTTTGTGACTCCACCATCATCGAGTAGGTCACTTCCAACATGAACTTCGAATGTATTCACATTGATATTTGCTCTAGAGATTCCTGACAACGCATCAAGGCGAACAGGAAGAATCGTAACAGCAACATTCACATAAGCATCATTCAAGGCAGAGAAACTAGTTGGTAGACTGATTGATTTGGCATTATCAGATGCTGCAGCGACCGTTGTTACGATTGGTCTCATGTTGATATCTGACAGATACAACTTGAAAGCACCGTTTGAATCTGTATCAGAATTGAATGGATCAGCACCGTAACGAACAAAATTCTTTACTCTTGCTGTACCGATCTTTGTATTTTGATAGGTGTTGGCGTCAGCGCCAGTACCTAATCCAACAGCAATCTTAGAAGAATCAACGCAGTGAACGTCAACTTTTTCTAGTGCGGCGATATTGATGAAACCGTTGCTGCTTCCGCGCAACCCAGTGACATAGATTGAATTTCCGTAAGAAATATCAACATCAGTTTCAACCAAACGTTTTACGTCGGCTTCGCTGCGCGGCTTCTCGACATTGAGTTTCATCGTACCGATGGTTTCAAACTCAAATCCTTTGACGTATGCTTTTCCTGGCTCGATCACAATCGTATATTCGTCGTTGTCGACACCATCAACCAGCGATGCGCGGAATGGTCTAACTGTGTAATCGCCAGACTCATCGAATGTACGACGAGCAAGAGTTTTTTCTAGTTCAGCATAGACTGGATACTTGACTTGTTTTGTAATTAGTCCGTTCTCAACTCTCATCAACTCGAAGAACTTAGATTCATCAACCACAGTATCAAGTGGGCGAGTCGTTAGAACAAGACTAAATTGAAAACGATCAGCACCTGGAGCCTGATAGTTGAATGAAGACTGGGCTGGATCAAGTAGAGTTGTATCAATTTCGCTATCAACAATTTCTTCGTTGATTTCAAGACCGATTTTTACGTTTGCTGAAGATGAGTATGGCGATACAACCGCAGTTTGATCGAGAACCTTTACGAAGTAGCCGTCTGCATAGAACACACCCTCGTTGATAGAAACGATTGTTCCAAGACCGCTTGAGTTTGAACTATTAGCCTGAGCCTCTGTTGTCTCGCCAGCAACCTTGATGATGTCGCTGTTGGTAAATTCATTACCAGTAACATAACGAACCATAAGAGTTGGTTCGCCATCGAATGGATAGTACGTTGCAAGAACTTTAGCCTGAACATTGCCAGAGGAATTGCGGATAACGCGATCTTCGAAATCAGCAACATCAATATCGATACTATTGTATGTCTTTTCGAGTTTCAGCCACTTGCACTTATTGTCAAGAGTCATATTACCGCCGATGACTGGAGAGCCATCTTGGAAGACATGATCGCCGAACTGCTTGATTTGATTTTGTAGGATAGACTGAATCTGCGTAAGTTCACGAGCCTGAACCGCTCTTCCAGGCTTGAAGAGAACCTTCACATAGTTGTTATCTAATGCGTTCTCTTTGAAATCGTCGTAATATGGGTCAATGTTGAATTCCATGAACTTCTACCTAGAATGAAAGTACAATTTTGATTTGATCAATCTGATTATCTACACGAGTAATATTCGTTCTATTTTCCATATAAATCAAGTCTCCTGTGAAAGGCTTGATTTCGGAATTAGAAATTCCCAAAATAGGAGTCGATATTCCAGAAACCGTGCTCTTTATCGGAGAAGAGACTGTAAACGTCCCTGTGATATTATTTATGTAAAGAAAATTATCCCCTGCAGACCAGTGGGCTACATTTGCCACTGCAGTTGCCGATTCTATTTCACTTCCGATATAAACCGTTTCGCCATTTACAAAATTTGCCGTCACAGGATCGCTCACCAATAGGCGAGTCGTAGTTCTATAGTTTGTTAGATTTGCAAACCAAGCACTATTAGCAATGAGAGGATTGACGAGCAATCCGACCTGATTGAACTTGAACATGTTCGTTGAATCGCTAATTGGAATCTTCGTTCCATCCGTGTCGTCGTTCAACTCTACGCAAATCATTAGACTATGTGCGCGGAGCTCTTTGGCTGGATTGGATCCATGACCACCAGTAGGACCAATTTGAATGTCAAACTCAGCATTTGAGCGTTCGACAAACATCGTCTGACTATTTGCTGCGTGGATAAATGGAGTATTTACAGATAGGCTGGTGTTATTGATCACAGAAACGACATTTCTTGATGCGCCGTTGATTGTGACAATATCATTCACATAAACGTTACCGAAGAATAAATTAGCATTCGATGCAGTATTTGCATACACAAGAGTGGAACCATCGATATTCACAGTACCAGAAAGAGTTGCAGTTTGTGGAAGTCTATCAGCAAGTTGGTTATTAGCTGTTATCGTTCCGCGAGTATAGTTGTTACCGCCGATTTGTACAGAAACAGAGGTAATGTTACCATTTGAAACTCTTGCTAAAAGTTTGGCAGAACTTCCGTCTGTGTTTGTGATTGAGAGGAAACTTCCAGTGTTGGTGTTACCACCCCCAGCATATCCTGAACCACCCCACAAAACACGAACGATATCGACTCGCCCATCTTCAGTAGCAGCCAATACAGCGTTGTCTGTCACGACAGGCATCCACTGAGACGTGAAGAATTTTTGCTTCAAACCAGGTGGGATTGTATACATATACTTCCAGCGATATCCATCGCCAGTTACAATGAACGGATCTTCTGGGAGCTGACCGTCGATATCAATTGTTGGTTCAATCGTCGACGGAGAGTTATTTCCGTTGAATAAGCACTTGAATACTTGATCTCGATTATTACGAACATAGAAAGTATTTGCGACCTGAGGATAAGTATTATCTCTTCTTTGAACTGTCACATTAGTATTGCTATATGCAGCATTAGCATTCAGAGAAATAACTTTGTTACTACGGACAGAAACAACTTCTCTTGCGTCTTCGCCAATAACGATAACGTTTCCTGTTCCAACATTACCGACAAAATTTGCAGTATTGCCGATAACAATGAGACTATTACCGAGTAGAGTTAGAGACTGAGAAGAATTTGTATTTGAGAATACACTATTCACAACCAATAGCGTATTATTTGTGACAGAAACAACGCTCTTAGTTGTGTTGTTTACAGAGATTAGATCTCCAGGGAAAACATATGATGTGAATGTTGTTCCGAGTCCAGTTACTACATTTGAATTTGATGATACTGAAACAGTCCCACTCAAAATAGTATTAGCGTTTGAGTTTGCTGTACCAAGATTATGGTAGTCAACATATGAGAAAATTTCAATATGATCTTCATATGTGTCATACGTTCTTCCGCTCGCCCAGTCTACTCTTGAGATAACTGGCTGCATATCGGATTCGAAGACTTTCTTCATACCAACCATGCTATAGTAGAATTCGTTCTTGCTATTTGTCGTGTAGATTACATTATCCACATTTGATGGGTCTGACCCAGTAAATGCTGGTGAGCGACCAATCGTGACGTAAGTATTGCTTGTTTCTGTATTGGACAAATCTTTCTTTAGGCGATCAATTATAAAATTGCTAAAGAGTGGAGTTATGAGCGATTTCATTTATTCTTTAGTTCCCTGTAAGTGTCACGATTTTGAATTTGAGACCACCACCAGCCAAGTTAGGTACAACGTGATATACTGCATTCGTTGTATTGCCATAATATGCTAGATTGATATCGATATAGTTAGAAATGACAGCATTTACTCTAGCGTTTTGAGACGTTGCTCTCTTCAAGTAAATGACTCCAGATGCATTAGAAGTATATGGAGAGTCGACACTCAATACTGTAGCATTCGAGATATTTATCACTTGTCTAACCTGGTTTGCGACCATGATGTAGTCGTTAGCCATAAGTTGCGTATCAAAGAGAGTGTTTGTTCCGATGACTGTTCCGTTATTTGTGAATATCTCAACTGTTCCTGTTTGAGCAGTGTAAACATTAGCAGTTACAATATTCAACGAAACATTATCTCCAGCTCTGACAATTTCAGAAAGAGTATTCGTATTGCCAGCAACAACTAGGCGAGTATTCGACAAAACTTCCAATGCTTGGATTGTTGAATCACTAGTGAAATTACTATTCACAACGAAATGCGTACCGTTCGTCACAGAGATAACTTCTCTGACGTCGCTGCCGACGCGAATAATATTATTTTGAGATATAACTGGCTGTTCTGGGTTTGGTGCCAAGTTTCCTGGATACAATCCATCATATCGCGAATTTGGTAGAGCCATCACTTGATTTCCCGTCGTATTAGACGCACCAAGAATACGAAGGAAGATCGTGTTACTTGAAACTAGACCCTGACCTCTATAGACAAAGTCTCCGTAAACTTCTAGTTCTGTGTTACTGTTGATCTTAGAGATCACACCGCTAATTGGCAATCTAAGCACCTCAGGAACAACGATATCATCTGGATCATCATCCATAATAATCAAGTCGCCGACGTTGACTCTCGTATTAGCATAAAGAGAGACATTGTTTGGATCTGGATCCCAAGTTGTAAATGTTCCTGTGACGACGTTTGATCTAGAATTTGCTACTGCAACAGTAGCGGCTGCAGCACCCTCAGTTCTATTTCTAGAAAGAATTGCAGTCACATTTGAAGAGTACTCAGTGACTCTTTCAATATCGTTTCTTGAAAGAGTTTTCGAAATCATTGCCATTCCCGCAGGGTGAGCAATGTTTCTAATTGTTGTTTCGTAATCGACTAGATTCTTTTCTGATTCAATGACGTAAGAGAAGTTGTGATAAATCTTACCGTCTTGAAGAACCTTATCAGCGCTGACAAAACCATCTGTGTTTAGATAGAATCCATTGAACTCAATCAAACCGTTTGCAAAGAATGCTTTAGCCTTCGCCAAACCGTTACCGTAACGCATTGGATTTGGTAGACCGTCTGCAATAACTTGAGGTGGATATTGTTCAGGCGCAGGAACATTCATTGAAACATTTGAATTGCAATACACACCATTGGCGCTGATCAAATCTGTTGTATTGCTGAATGCTCCAGAATAATCATAAAGTCGTAGAACACCTGTTTCTCTATTGTAAGACTTTACGTTTGCTCTAAATGTAGAGTTAGCAATGCTATCTCCTTGATAGACATATTCTGTCTCAGTAAAGACATTTGCTTCTGGGATTGGATTGATCACTGTATCCAAAATCTTCAACGAGACATTTGGAGTTGCAACGTAATCATAACCTCTATAGATCAATCTCAAATCTTTGATTCTACCGATAGCAGAAGCATTTACAATATTTTCTACTCCATCACCGAACAAATATCCGATCAATACAGGCTCAACACCGCTTTGTTTTTCTATAGTTGTGTCAGTTGCAGTTGTTTTGAATTCACTATTGACATATAAATGAGTATTGTTGATAACACTCACAACTCTACGAATTTCATTATTGACTCTAATCAATTGACGATTATTAGCCGCAGCGCTACCAGCAAAAGCTGTTCCTGTTCCAATCACTAAATTGCTACCGACTTGAATATTTGCTGTGCCGCTGAGAGTAGTATATGTTGGAGATTGTCTTGTGACATGAAGATCAGGTCTTGCCAGATAACCCTCACCACGATCAGTAATCGCGATTGATGTAATTCTTCCGCCAGAGCCAACTGATTGTACAACTGCAGATCCACCATATCCACGACCATCAAAAGAAATTGTATCACCTACAGAATAACCTCTACCACCATCAACAATTCGAATTTGAGCAATCAAGCCTAGATCTTTGAATGTTTGCCAGTGAGTTTTCTTCAACTCTTTTTCATCTTCGTAACTATACAAAGAAGATAGTTGAGTGTCATAATGAGACTCAATACCTAGTGCTGGTGCTTGTCTAAATCCTGCGCCTCCATTGATCACAGAAATCAATGCGATACCACCAGTATTTTCTGTGACATAGTCAAAACATTGGATTAGTTGGCTTTGTGAGTTTGCTGGAACTTGATCATTGACAATTGAGTTGACAATGAATACTTTATCCGTGTTCTTAGTTTGCAATTGTGAGCCGCTGAGTGCAGTTGCAACACTATCAACACCCTGAAGTTTGACATCATAAATCAGAATTTCGCCAGTATTTGCAGAAACGCCACCAACACCGAAAAGGGTATTGTTTGGCGTTGCAACTTTACCAGAGAATCGAGCATCTAGGAAGTTAGTTCCATTTGCCCAAATTTGCTCTCCGTTTGCATAGAAATCATCTTTATCTGTTTCTGTGACATTCAATATAACGTTACGATTATTTTGCGTAAACACATCATAATCTGTATCACTAATAACAGTATCAGCCATATAATCGATAACGCTGCGATCATATGTAATTGGAATCAAGAAATCTCTTTGGCTATTTGATGATGAGTCTGTTTGATTGAGAACAGTAACCTGCAAATCAGTGAATAGATTTGCGCGTGGATCATCACCAACGCCACGATAAACAATAACCTCAGTATTTGAATAGAGGCGATATCCGTATCCTGGGAATCTGGTTGTTACCGATTCAATAGAACCGAGCGTAACATTCCCAACAATCGCAACAGCATCATTCGCATCGCCTGTAATACCAAGACCTCCAGTCATTACAACTGGATCGCCGATATTATAATATAAACCACGTCGTCTTTGTGTTGGATCTGTTTTGATATTAGAATCAATACGGATATTAGAAATTGTGCCGATAATTCTTTCTAGGAATACACGTTCAACACCGAATTGATCAACATAATCAATACGAATACGTTCGCCGTTATTGAAATATTGTTTTACGTTTGAAACATAAATTTCAATAATCTCTTTCCCGTTTGTTTTATCGATAGTTCTATTTGCCGATTCAACTACGCAAGTTGCACCTGATTCAGTGCCAACAATCAAACGTTTTTCTAATAGATTTACGTCGACGCTTTTATTACTTTCGCTAACTGTAATTCTAAATGCTTTTGGTTTAGCCCACTTGCCGTCTGATGCAATGAGAATTTCTTCTTTTGGATAAAGAACTTCAATATCCTCAGCGAACAATGCTCTGAATAACCACTTGAGTGATTCGTCGCTGCCTTTTTTGCTATAATATTCTCTTGCGCTTTTGAGAATCTTTTCTGTACTGAGAGCAGTATTCTCTGGGAAATATGGCAGTATTTCTTGTTTGAAATAACGAATAAACTCATCTGGAGTTTCGTCAATATCACGATAGGTATCAATGTTCATTGCATGGTAAACGGTGTTACCTGCTGTGTTAGAAATTCCTGAAGGATTATTGTTTTCTAACCATTGATAATACAACTCAACGAAGCGTTGAAACTTCGGATGATCTGCTCTGATGAAATCAGGCAGCTGCGCCTCAATAAGAGCTGATAATGTTTTTTCAGAAACAGCCATAGATTAGTCTACTACTGGATTGATGATTGTTGCGATACTTGCAGGATCTGTTAGGTCCATCGTTATAATTCTATTTTGTGAAGAGGCAAACACTTTCTTCGAAGGAGTTGCATGCACGACCATAGTACCAAATGGATCAGAAACAGAAACTGGTTGGAAGTTATTGATTGTAACTTGTCCAGTTAGATAGTCAATTGTTCCAACATTGTCATTGATAGTTTTCTTTACTGGTGAAACATCGTCATAATAATAAATTTTCAAACGACCAGTGCGACCTTCTAGACTTACTCTAAGTTCAGCACCGACGCCACCACCATCAACGATTCTTGCACTAGCTGATGTGTAGTTTGCACCTGGATCTGTTACAACAATTTTTCTAATCTGACCGTTTACGATGACAGCCTCTGCTGTTGCACCATTACCATCACCCTCAATTACAACTTGAGGTGTTGTAACATATCCATTACCAGGAGAAACAACTTCAATTGATTCTACGCCTGTGTAAGATTGAATAACCTCTTCAATGTAGCAGTCTCTCAAAACGCCAGCAGTATCGAAGTATTGGAATGATGGCGTCACTTTGATATGATTTGCATTCGTTCCTTGCAACAATTCAGTATTGAAATTTAGAGTATATGATAAAGCGCGTGTGCTGTCTGCAAAGAAACGTTTTTCAAGAGAAACAAACACATCATTACTTACGATAGAATTATCGCAGTCATCAATTGCGCGTGAAACCTGAGAAATTCTAAAGATAGAATTGAAACTGTTTAGGTTTTGATTAGCAAAGTTTCGAATAGCAGAGATAACAGCAGCATCAACTTCGCTTTGCGTCTTATTAGTCTTGGTTGGATCGTACCAAACCTCAGCCTTCACATTGACGTAATTATAATCAGCTGGAACATATTCTGGTGTTATAGTAAGAACGCTAAATGGTTTGATGATGTTTTTCTTGACATTTTCAATCTCAGAAGCAGTAATCTCATATCCACCGAGCGGTTTGGCTGAGAAAAACACTTTACCATAAACTGGTGGAACATTTTCTTCTCCACCCCAAACATTGACTGCTTCAAAATATGGATAATCGCGATTGATCAATGCGATATAATCGTTCTTTGTAACAGCACGATTTTGAGAAATATATGCTTTTGGTGCAGTGAATCTAATTCCCTCAATATCTTCTGCAAGTGCTCCAGAAGAAGATTCATTGACTAATGTAATTGCTGTATTTGTTCTAGATAAAATTGTATCTAAAAGTTTGAAGTTTCTGATGCCATTACCACCAGTACCATTGGTAACAATATATGAAACAACTACAATGTTTCCATTAGTAAGTTTTTTTCCAATTACACCATCACCAAAATAAATCTGATACTTTCCGTTCTTATTTTCTTCAAGGTAATATACGAGAGCGTCAGAATCTACATCTGTCGCATCTTGAGATAGAATATACGATTCTTGATTTGCGTTCTCTGCAGAAACCTGAACCGAGACTTGAAGTGTTGTTGTATCAATGTTGGTATCTGGAAGTTCGAAATATTGACGTGGATTAGTTTGTTGGTCGTAAGTGAAGGTCAATCCTGTTGGCAACCCTTCTTTGATTTCTAAATTCTCCACAGTTATCAAACCAGTCTCAGTATTTTTTCTAGCAACACGACTAGATGGTGTAACAAAAACATAGTTTACTCCATCTTTAGTTTCAGAAACAAAGCGAGTAAATCTTGGAATTACCACAGCACTATTTGCGTCGTTTTCAACTGGAGTGATGGTGAGATTAATAACAGCGCGAGGCGCAACACGAGAGCGTGGAGTATAACCTAAAAGTTTAGCATGAGACACGACAGATTTACGAGTCAATGCAGTATCAATGAACATTTCGTTGGCTACCATATTCAAATAGTAACCCATGTAATGTGTATTGTATGCTAGAAGATCGAGTAGAACAGACATACCCGAACCTTCAAAATTATAATCGCTAAACTCAGATTGAGATCTTAGATATGAGCGAAGATTTTCTTTGATTAGATCAAAGTCTAGTTCAGCAACTTTGAGTTTTGCGTCGACATTTGCCATTTAGCGTACTCTTTCTAAGAAGAATGTTATTGAGAGAGGTTCTAGAGAATTTCTCAAGAAAAATTTTATAGTTACATCATATCGGTTATCTTCAAAATTCGGAGTTGCAGTCACCTGTTGGACATCAACTCTAGGTTCGTAATTTCTAAGAGTAAATAAAATCGACTCTTGAATGAGTGATGTACTAATGGTATCCATAGGCTCAAATAGAAATTTCTTCAGATTTGACCCTAGATCTGGGTTGAATGGTCGTTCATAATGAGAGGTGAGAAGAAGATTACGAATAGATTGGGCAATCGCGTTCTCATTTAGTTTTTTCGACACATCTTTCGTGACTGGATGAGCCTCGAAATCCAGATCAAAATCGGAATATTTTCTAGTAATAAGAGACATCTGTACTCGCGCGCCTTTGGTTATTGATTATTTATGCTGGATCGGGGAGCTCTCCAACAACTCCAGGATATGGATCCACGTAGTTATTTTCGAGATTTTTAGTTACGGATATGCCTGAAAACGAAACATCGAAGTCGAAAGATATCGTGGTTGGAAATCCGATCAATTTCAAGAATTTGCAAAAATCCATAGTAAACCACTGGAACAGAGCATCTAACCCAATCAACTTGAAAAACTTATTGATTTTTGCCATAAACTTCTTTAGAAGATACATTGGCCATTGTTCTGCAAAATGCTGAGCGGCTTCTACATTACGATGAATCTTTTCCTCGTAACTTGTAACAAATTCGTCTATATCTCCACCAATCAAGTCTAAAAGGGAATACCCGAAAATTTCAATACTCTCGAGTTTCTTTACTATCTCTTTTCGAATTTCGTTCTTCAATTCTGCAGGGGCATTTTGTATTCTTCGAACCTGCTCATCGATGGCTGATTGAATGATCGATTGAACATCTAGCGTCAAGAGAACTGGAAGAGGCGGTAGCCCTAAAGTTTCCCAGATGGTATTGAATTTATCGATCAGTTTAGCGATCGCATCGTAGATTATAAGCATAGCAGCATTCTGAAGTCTCGCCATAATATAAGAAAATATAATCTCGGCTCTAATCGCTTTAGAATTGACTCCATACCTCAATCCATCGTAAAGCTGGTATGCAGTCGGAAGAATTGAGAATAGAGGATCCACCTTTTCTACAATTTGCGCTTTCAGTTCTGCTCTGTATGCAGGATTTGAAAACAGCTGTATAATATCGATAGAAATTCCAAGAACTGGGATCGTAAACGTCAACGGTATAACATTACTGATAATCTCGATAATTTTCGCTTGAATGAATAGATGGTACTCTTGACAAAGTGCGGTGATCCTTCTTTCCCATTCTTTGTCTGGAATACTCACGCCTTTATAAACTGGATTAGATACAGAGACAGGATAGTTCCCTAAAATTTTTTCTATACTTCTAATGATCGATCGAACCTGTTCGATTCTCTTTTGTATCGGTTCTATTTGTTCTAAAATTCTTCTTCGCGCCTCATCCTCGGCTTGAAGTGCAGCTTCTCTTACTAGTTTTTCTATTTCAACCTGAAGAACAGATGGAAGATTGGCGACTTGAACAAACAAGTTAGTCAGTGCCGCTTTCGTTGGCAGCATTGTACCTTCACATGGAATGGATAAACTAATCGCCATCACTAACCACCAGAAGTATTAGAACTGGTTCTTTGTGAAGTAATTTGTACTTCTTGTAGAGTTTCGGTTTTCGGGAATATTCGTTTACCAATAGTTGTAACGATTTCTCTCACTTTACTTGCTGCTTTCAGATCTGGATCAACATTGAATTCAATATTTTTCTCAGCAGACTTCTCTGCAACTATATCAATTTTACCAATTAGATTATCCTTCAAGTCAGTTCGAAGATTCAAGATCTCTCCTTTCTTCTCATTGATACTTACTTCGAAATCAGCGACCTTTTGAGCCAATTCGCCAAGTGGCAGTTTATCAGTAAATCCTGAAATAACTTTGTCTGCCATCTGACCCAAGTTTTTGAATGTGTTACCGAGAGACGATGTAATGCCGCTCAGCGCCTTACCAAGACCTGAGCCGCTGGTATCAATTTTTCTACCTGTTACAGTCACTTCCTCAAGTCCATCAGATACTGCCATGGAAGTTGATGTTGCGGCATTTGTATTTGCTGCTTCTGATGCATCTTCGGTAGATGGTGCTGAACCGCCACCAGACAAACCAGTGCCAGAGGCTGATGTGGCAGAACCAGATTGCATATTGATCTGAGCAGCAGGAATATCAACAACGTCACCTTGAAGCGCAGCAGTCGCACCTTTCAAACTCAACTTCTTATTGGCTGTTAGGTTTGCAACACCCAAGGCATTGATGTTCATATCAGAAGTCGACTCAGCATAGAACTTCTTGCTCTTCATACGAATATCGCCAGTTACAGAAAGATTATAATTTCCTGCAACCTCGATGTTCATATTGCCGCCAACTTTTAGATTACAATCACCGCCTACTGTGACTGAACACTTACCGTCGATGTAAACGTAATCTGAACCCATGATCACAGTGTAATGATCTTTCTGGACTCTTTCTACGCGATTACCATCGGCATCAATCTCGAGATAAGATCCATTTCTGTGGGCGAGATGTACTCGTTCTTTTCCTGGCGTATCGTCAAACTCTAAAGCATGTCCTGATTCAGTTTCGAGAGCATTGTTGTAAGGATACTTCGGACTGAATGATGATGGCGGCTCGCTCCAAGTCACACCGCCAGCAGATTTGATATTCTTCTTTAGATTTTTCTTTCTTGTGGCTATGATCGTCGCGTCGGCTCTGCCTCTAGCCAATCTACTTGTCGTTGGTTCTTTTAGATACTTTGATTTTGGATATGTTTCTTCAGCATCGTCTGGTTTCTTCGGACGACCACTCAAGTTTCCAGGATCACTGAATCCAAATTGACCATTTGGTTTCTTGTCGGGTTTTCCTGGAAGAACGCCCATGATCGCAGGGTTTTGTGCGTTGTCGCCGTCAATAAAGAATCCAAAGACCATATCACCTTCTTTTGGTGTATATGAATTAGGATTATTGATCGGAATGACTGGGTGTGCCCAAGGTAGAGCGTCAGTCGGAATCTTTTCTTTCTTTTCTGTGTGCCAGCCGAAGCAGCGAACACGGACACGACCAAGTTGCTCTGGATCATTGCGGTCTTCAACAACCCCAATCCACCAGATAAAACCCTCAAGTCCAATAAAATTTTTCTTTGCTCCTGGCATCACTTACCCTTCTTTGATAATCTATTCAACCCTTCCTTGGCACCTGGAACTTCCTCAGCATAAGAATCAGAGACCAATTCAGCAATTGTTTCAAACACATCTTCTGAAAATTTATGGTTTACTGCTGCAACAAGATATCTACCTGTTCGTTTTTTATCTAATTTTTTACCTTGCTTTGATGCAGACTCAAACATAGGGAACTCATAATTCACAATATCTCCAGCTTTCATTTCAATATCACCTGGAAGTGTTACTCTAATTCTAAAGTGATTGAGCATAATCATATGCATTGCTCGTGGTAACATCCAGTTTTTTATATCGTTACTTTTCTCGGATGCAGTATCATTGATTGCCAAATGAGTTCTAAAAAATGAGTCTTTTGATTGGAATAATGTTTGATTTTTAGAATTTCTGAAACTGTTTACTGGCTTATGTTTGTTGATCAGATTTTGTTGGGCTTCTGCAACAGTCAAATCATAATCTGCAAAACTAAAGTTTTGATTGAATAAATCAATCATCAACAAACGAGAGGCAAATGCTCCATTTGAAATAGAGTTCAACATATCAAAATCATTTATAATATCTAAGTTATCGATAGAGTCTTTGTTGTTTGCTGGATCTCTATCTGAATTTTTCAATTCATATTTTAGAGTTTTATATGGCTTTTGTTTGATTAGAGTTTGCAAAGAAGTCAAATTGAAACCGTTCTTATTTTCGAAGAAGAAATAACAGAACTTCTTTTGATCATACGCTCTTGCAGTCACCCATTGTATTGCTTCGAGTGGTCTGTAATTTGGGATAATAAAATCAAAACTGCCAGAAGTTTGTTCTAGAGAGGCAATTCTACTTGGTTCTGTTACAAGTTCTTTGAGAAGAATATCGGCTACCACATCTCTAACTTTGACAGACTTGTATGATTTACTAACCAAGATTTGCTGAGAAGAGATCATCTCATCTGAGCAGAAGTGTAAGAGATACGTTTGACCAGAATCGGTTGACGGAGCTCTTTTAGATGCTTTGAATATGCGAAATATTCTTTCAAGAGGTCTATTGAGACCTGGTTTATCAACGCTAATTTTTAGATACTCATTACCCACCAAATAAAAATTACAAAACACATCATTACCATCATTGATGAGTATCTCGCCATACATGACGCTAGAATACAGATCTTGGAATATTTGTAATTCAACAAATATTTTTCGTAGATCTAAAGTTTGTCCGCCTGAATTTATTAGTTCTAAAGAATTGAATTTGAAATCTTTAGAACCAAACATTCCATCAGCATTACTGAGTTCAGCCATCGTTCATTAGTGCTCTAAATTCGCGTTCTACACGATCAATATAAACAGGGTCTAACAATCTTATAGTTCGTTTTTTCTCATTTTCTTCAAATTCAAACGTATAAATTGATACTGCTTTATTTTTCGTGACAACAGATAAAACATAATCAGGGTATGTCGCAGTTTTTGATTCAATTGTAAGAGATGAATCTGCTTCAGTTGGAAGCGAAACCTGCGGAGTCAATTCGTTTGTTGCGTAATCAACTTCATATTCGCTAATTATGGAACTTTCTTTAGTTTCATTCAGAATAACCCCATTGAATACAGAAGTTGTAGTGGTCTCTTTTTCATAATGATGAACAATACTTTTTGCTTCTTGTACACTGATTCCATATTTACTTTCAATGTATTTGTTTAGTGCAAAATCTTTCAATGGCCAATCATAATTTGGATTCAAAATGTTATTGAATAGAAGAATCACCCAACTTCTATATGGATCGCCATATACTTTACTTGCAAGAACATCAGGTGTGTCAGAGTCTTTTATGATATACTCATAAGACAAATTGACATTATCAAGAATATCTCTAAGAAAGGTGTTTCTGGCTAAAATATCTGTGACTGCATTCACATTGATAGTATTTTTATCGAATGTATACAATAATTTTGGAAAACTTTCGAAGTATTTCATTAGTATCCCTGAGCGATAAGTTCTTTATGCATAATCTCAACTTCTTTGAATCGCAATTGCATTGAAACTTCTACTGGCGCGCCATCTTTAAAGGCAGACCATTGGCCAGTACTTCCATAATTGACATCAATTCCTTGGAGCACACAGGTTGATAATTTCGGCAAGTATGGATTTCGCCCCCCACCAACTGAAAATTCAATCTCAAATTCTGATGGTGGAATAAAATAACGACCGCTATTTGTTGTTGGCACTTCTGGTGCTGCAAAAAAGCGAATAGTTTTTATAATTTCATGAATTGTATCTGTTTCTTGTTGATTGCGGGGAGCAAATTTGAAATCAAACATAAATTCTCTGTTTTGAATATTCTTGAACAGCAATTCAACTTGAGGGTTGAGCGCAACGCCCGCAGAAAACAAAAGAACATCAGTTATTCCTGCACCAAAGTTTCCTGTTTTCTCAGCAATTGCTCCACCAGCTTCAGCAAGTGCACCAGCCTTTGTATCTGCTGAAGCAACGCCACCTCCACCCAATCCCAGATTGCCACCGTTTTTAGCAATTCCGATAGCGTCTGCAATCGACTCACCAGCAGAAGCAACTAAACCTGCTCTACCTAAAGCCGCCGTCAAACTAACTTGGTCATAATCATTCACTTGTTGCATTGTGACTGTATCTGGCATATACAATGTTATAGATGCTGCGGCTCTTTTTGTCTTACGACCAAGGTTGATCGAACTTACAATTGCGCCAGAAGCGATGCCGCCCAACGCAGAGCCGAAGGCACCAGCTGCAGCCTGTCCACCCTCTCTATAGGCACCTCTTATATCTCCCTCCGCCAATTCTCCAATAATTCCTCCAGCGGCGTCTGCAAACTTTTCGATTCCACCCAACAGAGCTAGTCCTGCTGCGACTCCAAAAGAACCTCCAGCTGAAAATGGATCAATACTACCTGCACCACTTCTAGAGGCGCGGTTCTGGTCAGCAGTAGATTGACCTGCCGCACCGACTGCAGTCTGAACTTGATACGAAGATTTCTGCTGTATACATGGAGTCAACTTTATATAATGTAGTCTTTTTCCACTATTACCAACTTCTGATGGGAATCTTAGATCTTTAAAATCATAATTACTACTTTCTAATTTTCTTTGCTCACCACTTGGATCTCTGGTGATCACTGGTTGCGCATTTCTTTTTGCGTCTGTTGGAGATGCTTGTTGATTTGCCATCGAGTAGCCCTATAAATAGTTGTATGGCTTATAGTGGTAAATTTAGTCCTAAAAATACCAATAAATATTTAGGTGACCCAACGAACATCTGGTATCGTAGTCTGTGGGAGCGCCGAGTTATGGTGCACCTAGACGAAAATCCAAATGTAGTTGAATGGTCTAATGAAGAAATTGTAATACCATATTTATCACCTGTCGACAATCGCTGGCATCGCTATTTCCCAGACTTCTTTGTTCGTGTTTTGAATAGAAATGGAATGAAAGAGGCGATGATTCTAGAAGTAAAACCTAAGAGTCAGTCTCAGCCTCCCGTGAAAAAGTCTAAAATCACTCGGAAGTATATCAACGAAGTAATGACTTGGGGTGTGAATGAGGCGAAATGGAAAGCAGCCGACGTATATTGTAACGAAAGGGGATGGAAGTTTAGAGTCATCACCGAGGAACATCTAGGAATCTAATGTCAACTTCTCTTTTTGATAAGGTCTCCTCTCAACTTCGAGCCCAAGGCATTCAGCCAAGAACATCTGCGGCTCAGGCTTGGCTTCGAGAGAAGATCACAGCCCTACGAATTCCGACCAATCGTTCTAATATCCTCAACGATGCAAAGAGAGTTTCAGGTAAAACTTTCGTTGGTAGAATGTATTTCTACCACTACGAGCCCAAACTGAAGGACGTCTTACCTGTATGGGACAAGTTTCCTCTCGTGATTCCGATGGAGACGTACTCTGATGGCTTCCTAGCCATGAACCTACACTACCTGGATCCATACAATCGATTGGCTCTTCTCAACAGACTCTACGATTTCGCAAACAACGATAAATATGATGACACGACTCGCCTAAATTTGTCATATGATCTGCTGGCGTCGTCGAGACGATACAAGTTATTTGAACCTTGCATAAAGCGATATCTTTTGAGTCACATTCGTTCTTCTATCATTTATATCGAGCCAGATAACTGGGAAACTGCTATATTCCTACCAACCGAAAAGATGATCTATAAGAAATAATGTTCAAAGTATCCGA